GGGCAAATCGTGGCATCAACATGTGGACGTTCGAGCAGGGCACAATTACCTTTGAGCAGGGGTTAAATACCTACGCCATCCCTAACGATACGGTGGATTTGTTGGATCATGTGATCCGAACCAACGCAAACGTGGCTTCCACCCAGTCAGATTTGACAATCACACGCATCAGCGTGTCCACCTACGCGACCATCCCCAATAAATTGACCCAAGCCAGACCAATTCAGGTCTGGTATCAGCGTCTGGACGGCCAGAACGCCCCTGCGGGCGTAACTTTGGCAACCACCATAACGTCAACAGCCACCACAATTACTCTCTCCAGCACCGTTGGTCTGGCCACATCAGGCTACATCACGCTGGACAGCGAGACGATCTACTACACATTCGTAAACGGCAACGACTTGGGTGACTGTTTCCGTGCCCAGAACTACACGACTGCCGCAGCCCACACCAGTGGTACTGCTGTCTACGTCCCCAACCTACCCCGAATCACTGTCTGGCCAACGCCTGATGGCTCCCAGACCTATCAGTTCGTGTACTGGCGCATGCGTCGGGTGCAGGATGCTGGCAGTGGTGTGAACGTCATGGATGTACCATTCCGTTTTATTCCCTGTATGGTGGCTGGATTGGCCTACTACATAGCTTTAAAAGTTCCGGGTGGCATGGATAGGCTGGTGGTGCTGAAAGCGCAGTATGACGAGGCGTGGATGACGGCGGCAGATGAGGATCAGGAACGCGCAGCCTTGCGGCTTGTGCCTCGCCAGATGTTCATTGGGGGTGGATAATGGGCAACCGGTTTGCCAGTGGCAAAAATTCAATTGCTATATGCGACCGATGTGGCTTTGGGTACAAACTGACGTTACTTAAAAAGCTCGTTGTCAAAACCAAGACATACGACTTGAAAGTGTGCCCTCAGTGCTGGGATCCAGATCATCCTCAACTTCAACTGGGTATGTACCCAGTGGATGACCCACAAGGGGTGCGTGATCCGCGTCCTGACCTGAGCTACACCGTCTCTGGCTTGCTGGCAGACGGGGAGTTAGGCGGTGGTAGCCGCGTGTTTCAGTGGGGGTGGAACCCAGTTGGGGGTGCAGCCGGTTTTGATGCTGTTCTGACCCCAAATAATTTGGCAATGGCAGTGGAAATTGGTACAGTTACGGTAGCAACGACATAAGGAGTCGATCATGGACAAAGCGGACTTAAAACAGGACAAAAAGATGGTTGCTGGCGCAGTGCATAAGCACGAAAAGAAGCTGCATCCCGGCAAGCCAATGACTAAGTTGGCCAAAGGTGGCAAGACCAATGAGATGATGATGAGCATGGGTCGTGGTATGGCTAAAGTTGCAAATCAGCGAGGCAAATAATGGCTAAATTCAGCATGAAACGAGACGGCAAAGAAGTTGGCGGTGCCAGCGTCTATGCACAACCACACAATATGTCTGGTAAGGCTGTGGGCATTGAGTCTACCCCCGGCAAAGAGCCAAACCGCAGCAAAGCCGACACGGTCAACATGAGCGTTGGCAACATCAGCAAAAATGCTGGTGACAAGCAAGTCAAAACCGACGGTATCAAAATGCGTGGCACAGGAGCGGCTACCAAGGGCTTGATGAGTAGAGGCCCGATGGCATGAACTACACGACGTTGTATAACACTATTCAGACATACACGGAGAATCAGTTCCCTGATGTATACCTTGCGAGTGGGGGTACGGTTAATGCGACTACGCAGATCAATACTTTCATTACGCAGGCTGAGCAGCGCATATACAACTCAGTTCAGTTCCCATCATTGCGTAAGAATGTAACCGGCACAACAACTAGCAGCAACAAGTATTTGTCGTGCCCATCTGACTTCTTAGCTACCTATTCAATGGCCGTAGTCGATGCTACGGGCGCTTACGAGTACTTGTTGAACAAAGATGTAAATTTTATCCGGCAAGCATATCCAACCCCAACAGATACAGCCATCCCTAAGTATTACGCGTTGTTTGGCCCAACAGTAAGCGGAGTAACTATCTCAAACGAGTTGTCGTTTATTCTTGGCCCAACACCGGATACTGTCTACACAATTGAGCTTCACTATTACTACTACCCTGAGTCAATCACCACTGTAGCGTCTGGTCAAACATGGCTGGGCGACAACTTTGACTCTGTGTTGCTCTATGGTTCTTTGGTAGAGGCTTACAGCTTTATGAAGGGCGAAGTCGATATCATTGCTGGGTATGACGCGAAGTACAAAGAGGCGCTTGCGTTGGCTAAACGTCTGGGCGATGGTATGGAGCGTCAGGATGCGTACCGTTCTGGTCAGTATAGACAGGCGGTGACATAATGGCTTTTCAAGGCAACTTCTCCTGCAACGTGTTTAAGACTGGGTTGATGAACGGCACATTCAACTTCACTTCGGGGACGTTCTATATTGCACTCTATACCAATGACGCCACACTTAATGCCTCTACCACGGCTTATACGGCTACGGGTCAGGTTGTGGCTTCTGGGTACGCGGCTGGCGGCTTGGCACTCACGATTGCGCAAACTCCCACGGTAGGCAACTCCGGTAATACGGCCTACATCTCTTTTAACAACGCAGTCTGGACTTCGGCTCTTACTGCGCGTGGCGCTTTGATTTATCAAAGTGGTGGTGGAAACCCAGCAGTTTGCGTGCTAGACTTTGGCGCAGACAAGACTTCAACCACAACATTCACGGTACAGTTTCCCGCTGTATCAAACACGTCAGCAATTATTCGCATCGCATAAGGAGCACTCTCATGTCTAACGAAAAAGTAAAAAGCACCGACACTGTTACAAGCGGTTTAGTTGCAGGAACACGTTCTGGCGATAACGCACTCGCGCTTGGCAGATTTAAAATGGAGTGCTATGACAAAGATGGCGCGTTAAAGTGGGAAGCAGAAGAAGACAATCTTGTGGTCAACGTAGGTCTGCAATACATGTGCGGCACGGCGTTAACCAGCGTTACTCAAGTCACTTCTTGGTTCATTGGGCTGTATGGTTCTGGGGCAACTAACAGCCCTGCGGCTGGCGACACCATGTCTTCCCATGCTGGTTGGACTGAAGTTACAGCGTACAGCAATGCCACGCGCCCTGCCTGTACGTTTGCCACGGCTACGACGGCTAACCCTTCTGTTGCAACAAACTCTGCTTCAGTGGCGGCATTTACCATTAACGGAACTGCAACTGTTGGCGGCGCGTTCTTGGTAAGTAACAGTACCAAGGGTGGTACTACCGGAACTTTGTTTTCGGCTGCTGACTTCAGTGCTCCGGGCGACCGTGTTGTTGAATCTGGCGACACGCTGAACGTGACTTATACCTTGAACCTTGCGGGTTAATAGTCACCTACGGGTATCACTGTGTACCCGCCGTAGCGGGTACTTTTGTTTTGGAGAACATAATGATTAAGATTGACTTTGAGTTTGACTCATCATACGGCGTATTCCGTGATGCTTTGCATTTGCCAGAAGATCACGCTTTCACAGACGTTGAAATTCAAGCAATGAAGCAAGAACGCTATGACAACTGGTGGGCTATTGTGAACGCACCCCCTGCCGAAACTGTTGAAGAAACACCCACTCCACCTGCTCAAACAATCAATATTGCTGGCGAAGACTATGTCTTATTAGAAGGCACTCCAGCATCTGGCGCAAAGCTGATTGAAGTAAACAGCACTTGGTACGTTAAAGCGTAAGGGGCCATAGATGGCTGACAGATATTGGGTAGGTGGTACAGGTACTTGGGGTAGCAGCCAAACTACAAACTGGTCTGCGGCCACTGGTTTATCTTTTACCGCTAGTTGTACAGGTACTACATTAACGACTGTTGGATCACCAGCACTTGTAGCTGGCATGACTGTATTCTCAAGTACTCATGTTTCACTTGGAACAATTGTTAGTGGTTCTGTAAATACGTGGGTTGTAACTATTGGGGGAACTTACGGTTCTCAAAGCATGAGTGCGGCTACTGTTGGCGCATCTGTGCCTACTGCGGCAGATAACGTATTTTTTGATGCTAACTCAAATAGTGGAACAACGGCATTTACCTGCACTATGGCAAACACGCCAAGGGTCTGTAATGACTTTACAGCGTCAGGTTTAGATGGAACGATGACCCTTGCAGGGTCAAGTATTGGATTAACAGTATCAGGCAGTCTTACATTTCAAGCCACAAACTTTACTCGCACATATACAGGCACAACCACATTTAACGCTACGACAACAGGTAAAACAGTAACAACTAATGGCGTTTCTCTTGGTGCGCCTATTACGTTTAATGGTGTTGGTGGCGGCTGGACACTTGGTAGTGCTTTAACTGTTACTAATGCACTTACAGTAACAAATGGAACGTTTGATACTTCGTCATCAGGAAATTATGCTGTAACTGCCACTTCTTTATCTTCCGTCAATTCAAACATAAGAACAATAAATTTAAATGCTTCAACTGTTAATTTATCTGCCATTGGCGCAGTCGATTTTACTACGCAAACTAATCTTACATTTAATGCAGGTACATCACAAATCAACTGTGCATCAGGAAGTTCTTCATTAAACTCTGCAACTAGCATTACCTTTTACAACGTAGCGTTTACTTCAACAACAGCCGGTACAAGAACGATCACGGGCGTAAACACATTTAACAACTTATCTGTTACCGCCCCCGCAGCCGCTGGTGTAACAAACTTAACCTTCGCCGCCAACCAAACAATCAACGGCACACTGTCTACAACAGGCACCGCAGGTAACCGCCGTGTATTCTTTGCTTCTGCCACATACGGTATTGGCTTCACACTCACAGTCAACAGCGCTCCAAGCCTAACAGATGCAGACTTCCGTGATATCTACGTCATAGGCACAGCCGCACCTATCAGCGGTACTCGTATAGGTAACCGTGGTAACAACTCAGGCATTACGTTTGATGCGGCTAAGACTGTGTATTGGAACTTAGCTGGCTCACAAAACTGGTCTGCAGACGCATGGGCAACCACTTCAACAGGAACGCCATCTACTGATAACTTTCCATTACCTCAAGATACAGCTACGTTTACAGACGCAGGAAGCGTAACTGGAACTATCACATTTGATTCGGCAATTACTTTTAAGTCTTCAGTAGATATGTCTGCGCGTACAACTGCAATGACATTAGCTTTTACTAACGCAACAACATGGTACGGCAATTGGACAAATGGAAGCGGAACAACATTAAGTGGAACAGCAATCCAAACATTATCTGGCGGAAGTACACAAACCATCACTAGTGCAGGTAAGACATTCTTATGCCCAATCACTGTAGACACATACGGTGGCACTGTTCAACTTGCTGATGCGCTTAGTGCTTCTGGAATAATTATAACTGTTACTAACGGTACATTTGATACTGAAGGATATGCTGTAACCACTGGTTCAATTTATTCAACTAATACAAACGTAAGAACAATTAATTTAAATGCTTCTACCCTCACTTTAGGTGGTTCTATTATTTTTACCACATCAACTAATCTTACATTTAACGCAGGAACATCAACAATAAGTAGTTCTTCTATTGCTCCTACTTTTGCTGGTGGAGGTCAAACATTTTACAACGTATCCTTTACATCTACTGCAATACTTACTTCATCAATATCAGGCACAAATACATTTAATAACCTATCCATAGCTGGTAGAACAACTATTGGTATTGCTCCAATTGGTATTGAGGGAAACCAAACAATTAACGGCACATTTACAGTTAATGCTGGTACTGCTTCAGCATATCGCACGTTTTTTTATTCTTCTGTATTTGGCACTCAAAGCACATTAACTGTTAATTCTTTTGCGGCTGGCGCGTCTGATATAGATTTTTCCGACATATCTATTGCAGGAACTGCCTCTCCTATTTCTGGTACAAGATTTGGTGATACTGGCGGTAATAGCGGAATAACATTTCCTGCGGCTAAGACTGTTTACTATAGGCAAACAGGCTCTTCGGCTTGGGGAACGGCAAGCCCCGGCTCATGGTCGCTGACTTCTGGTGGCGCATTTGATGACGCTGCATTCCCCTTAGCACAAGATACTGCCGTATTTCCTGCGGCAACATATCCCGCATCAGGTTCAACGACCTCTCTCAACGCCAACTACCAAATTGGCACGATAGATATGTCGTTGCGAACGGGAAATAATATGACGTTTGACACTACTGTTGCAGGATTTGCTAGTGTTTTTGGAAACTGGATAAATGGAACTGGAATAACATTAACTCCTAAATCCCTTGGTGTTATTAATACCGTATATTTTAATGGTCGTACTACTCAAACCATTACAAGTGCAGGCAGAGATTTTTTTGATGTTTACGTTGATAATTTAACAGGAACCGTACAACTTGCAGACGCTTTATCAACAGGAATTACAACTGGAGCAGATGGATTAATTTTATTTTCTGGAACATTTGATGCTGTAAGCTATAACGTAACCACCAACGCTGTTAGTTCAACAACTGGCGGAACCTTAAAAATGGGTTCTGGTACGTGGACATTAAGTGGCAGTACAACAACTCCGTGGAAAGCTTCAGGAACTTTAATTGCAGGAACAGCAACAATTGTTTTAAACACTAGTAGTTCATCAAGGACATTTGCAGGTGGCGGTCTTTATTACAGTAAATTAACACTTGGCAGTACAACAACTTCGCAAACAACAGCCTTTACGGGAGCTAATACATTTGCAGAATTGGCTTCTACCAAGACAGTAGCTCATACTATTGCTTTTGGTGCAAATACTCATACTTTTGGGGAGTGGTCGGTGACAGGAACCGTAGGCAACGTAGTTACTCTTACAGGCACAAGGACTGATAACTTAATTGCTGGCCCCGCTGTCACAGGTATTGATTACCTTGCAATGGGAACGTGGGGTATCAGCACCTCGTCACCCGGTGAGTTTTACGCTGGCGCTAATAGTACAGGTACAGCAGCAGCCCCCGTATTTAGAACAGCCGCGCCTGCGCCAAGAACTTTGTATTGGGTAGGTGGTACAGGCAACTGGTCATCAACAACTAAGTGGTCTACATCATCTGGTGGCGCGTCTGGTGCGGCTATTCCTACTTCTTTAGATACTGTTAACTTTGATTCCTTGTCAAACGCTACAGCCTATACAGCAACGATTGACGCTGGCGTAACGATTGCCCGATGTGCGGCATTCTCAATGGCTGGGCCTGCGTCTGGTAACGTAACTTTTGCTGGGTCTGTGCAGATTGCATTCCACGGTAGCGTATTGTTTGCCGCTACAGGTATTACTGGAACATACACAGGTGCAATGAACTGGGCAGGTAACGCTAGTTACACGTTTACCACCAATGGAGTGGCAGTATCAAACACCACAACAATAAACGGAATTGGTGCTACTTGGACACTTGGAAGTGCTGTAACTTTCGGGTCTAGCCTTATTGTTACAAGAGGAACTTTGGATACTTCGTCAGTAGGGAATTATGCTCTTACGGTGGGTAACCAATTTTCTTCTAACAACTCAAACGTAAGAACAATTAATTTAAATGCTTCTACTGTAGCAGTCGCGTCGAGCGCTACTGTTGCATTTACTACAGCTACCAATCTTACTTTTAATGCTGGCACTTCCCAGATTAATTTTAGTAGTTTTGGTAATCTTTCATTTAATGGCGGAAGTCAAACTTTTTACAACGTATCATTTACAAATTATGCTATAGATTCATTACCTATAAATGGCGCAAATACATTCAATAATTTATCTTTTCCGAGCAAGACTAATCTTGGCATTTACACTATTACTATAAATGCAAATCAAACAATTAATGGAACATTAACAGTACCTGCTGGCAGTGGTGCCGCATACCGCACACAGATTTCCTCTGATACTGTTGGAACTGCACGCACATTAACGTGTGCGGCAGTATCTTTAACTGATACAGACTTTAAAGATATAACTATTGCAGGTGCGGCTTCCCCTGCATCAGGGACAAGACTTGGGAATTGCAAAGGCAACAGCGGCATTACTTTTGGTGCGGCTAAAACTGTTTACTATAGGACATCTTCTTCTACTTGGGCTGGGCCTTGGTCGGCCACATCAGGTGGTGCGGCTGACGCAACCATGTTCCCATTAGCACAAGATACAGCTGTAATTCCTACCGCATATCCTTCATTTGCTGCATCGATAACTATTAGTGCCAACTACAACATTGGCACAATAGACATGTCGTTGAGAACGACTTCATTTTCTATGACGTTGGCAACAGGAACGACTGCACCAGCAATTTATGGTAACTGGATAAATGGCACAGGAACTAATATTACTGGTACTTCAGTAATAGTATTTGAAGGGCGTACAGCACAAACAATCACAAGTGCTGGCAAATCATTTACTCAATCTATCCTAATCAGAAGTCCAAGTGGTTCGGTCACTCTGCAAGATAATTTAACAACAGGCACAACAGCAGGGACTACATTAACCAGCGGCACACTAGACCTTAACAACTTTACGTTATCCACGGGTACATTTTCTTCATCGGGTTCTAGTACTAGAACCCTTACTTTTGGCGCTAGTACTATTGCTTTAGCAGGTACAGGTACTGTGTGGGACATGGCAACGTCCACAAACGCCACAATAAATAAAGGCACAGGAACCATATCTCTTACAGATACGTCAACCACAGCCAGAACATTTGCTGGGGGTGGTCTTTCCTACCAAAAACTTTCTATTGGTGGTACGACAGGGGTTTCAACACTTACATTCAGCGGTAACAACACATTTGCAGAAATAGCCAGTACAAAAACCGTTGCAAACACTATTTCTCTTGCCGCAACAACGCAAACAGTTGGAGCATGGACTCCAACAGGCACCGCCGGTAACTTACTGACCCTTACAGGAACATCTGCCGCTTCTCCTGCTACGTTAATTTATACAGGGGTGGGGGATATCACTGGCCTTGACTACCTTACTGTAAATTCTATTCGTGCATATCCAACAACATCTACTTGGTTTGCTGGAGCAAACTCTACCAACGGCGGGTCATTAGGCTGGATTTTTTCTGTTGGTGGTGGTGTTATATACGCCGTCTATATCGATGAAAATAACACAGTATCTGATGCAATAAGCGGCGGATTCTTGTATGTATCAGCCGTAGCTGATTCGGCTACCGCCACAGATAACTTCTTAGTTGCCCCTTCAACATTTAACGCCCCCGTAGCTGAAACTGCTACAGCCACCGACTCCCCCAGCGTAGCCGCATCCACGTTCAACGCTCCTGTAGCCGAGACTGCTACTGCTACGGATTCAGTCTTGAGTTTTGCAGATTTCTACGCCGCCCTGTCCGAGGCAGCAACAGCCACAGATTCCGTTATAAGTTTTGCGGATTTCTACGCTGCTCTGGCTGAAACCGCTACAGCCACGGATGCAATTTTAGGGTTAGCTGCTTTTAGTTCTGCTCTAGCAGAAACCGCCACAGCTACGGATGCAATTTTAGGGTTAGCTGCTTTTAGTTCTGCTCTAGCAGAAACCGCCACAGCCACAGACTCCCCCAGCGTAGCTGCATCTACGTTCAACGCTCCTGTAACTGATACGGCTACCGCTACGGATTCTGTTTTAGGGTTAGCTGCCTTTAGTTCTGCTTTGGCTGAGACTGCTACAGCTACGGATTCAGACGTGGGATTTATATTGTTCCCTGTGTCAATAACTGAAACCGCTACAGCCACAGATGCAATTTTAGGGGGTTTGTTGTTTGTATCAGCCGTAACTAATACAGCTACCGCCACAGATAACTTCTTAGTTGCCCCTTCAACATTTAACGCTCCTGTAACTAATACAGCTACCGCCACCGATGCGTACTCGGTTGCCGCGACTTTTAACGCGCTTGTTTTCTCTGGCACCTATGATTTTTCAGAGTCAACGTACATCTTACCCACTGGCACATCATTTGCTGGCTCGGCGATTTGGTCAACAACAGCTTTGTCCCGCGTACAAGTTAACGCTGACGGACCCGGTACTGGTACAGCCGGATTTAGCGCAGGTGGTAACTACATTGCATTTGGTATAGGCACTTTTGGTTCCATGCGATTGCAAACTCAAACAATTAGCTTGGTGGGTGCCTCTCTGATAACCCTAAACTACATTAACGGAACAGGCAGTAATGGCGGTGTTGTTCCCGGTTCAGTTCTACAGATCGCTGCTTACGACAGCAATGTTTTTACAAATACTTTAGGTTCAATCCCAACTTCTGGACAGTCTACGTTTGGTGATATTTCATTTGCCATCCCTTTGTCATCGCGTGTTGTCAACGGATCGATTCGGTTAGTGTCCGTTGTTCAAGCTGGAGGCGCTAACTATGGCTTGCGCAATATCACAATTACTTACGATGGTACGAAGGTAACGGATAGCTTTTCTGCTGCACAGTTTTTTAGCACCCAGATTGTCGATGCCACCACAGCCACAGATACGTTTTTGATAGCCCCGTCTACGTTCAACGCGCCATTTGTAGACACTACTTCGATCACAGATGCAATAACCAGTACCGCAGTCTTTATAAGTGCTATAACTGATACGGCTACCATTACAGATGTGTTTTTGGTTGCGCCGTCCACGTTTAACGCCCCTGTAGCAGAAACAGCTACCATTACAGATGTGTTTTTGGTTGCCCCTTCAACATTTAATGCACCCTTTGTTGATACTGCCACAATCACCGACGTCATTACAAATGCAGGCTCCATATACAACGTTCCTGTATTTAACACTGCGACGGCGACCGATGTTTTTATTGGGTCTTTTTTGTGGAATTTGATCGACGACAGCCAGACAATAATTTGGACCCCTATTTCAACGGACACTCCAACTACGTGGAATTTGGTTGATGACACAACCCCCACAACGTGGCAAAATATAAATAACGTGAATTAAGGAAAATAAATGTCAAGTACCTATTCAACCAACCTAGCCCTTGAACTTATAACCGCTGGCGAACAGGCTGGTAACTGGGGTTCCACGACCAACACCAACCTCGGCACTCTGATTGAGCAGGCTATCTCAGGTTATACAACTCAACTCTGTACGGGCGGCACCGACGCACTCACTATGAACAGCGGTGCATCAGCTACAGCTAGGAATATGTCCATAGAGTTGACGGGTACGGGCGGGGGCACACTGGTTGTGCCGGGAACATCTCCTAACGCCAATAAGAAGCTGTACATTATTTACAACAATACCACAACTACACCCAGTGCAGTAACTGTCAAAGTCTCTGGGCAAACAGGTGTATCTGTCCCCGCAGGTAAGAAGATGTTCTTAGTTTGTAACGGTACAGATGTTGTGGCAGCCGTTGATTACTTTGCTTCTTTATCCGCTGGTAGTTTGTCGCTCACTACGCCGCTATCCGTAGCTTCTGGCGGTACAGGGAGTTCAACTCTAGCTTCTGCTACCGCGTCCATAGGCGCAATCCCTGCGGCAGACTTGCCAACTGTTGGAGATTTTCTTGTTGGTGTAAACACATCTCTTGCTGTCACTGGAGCTTCTGGTGCTGCTGGTACAGCCACTATAACTTTTGCAGCACAGACTTACGCGCCGTTCCTTCTCGGACAGGCAATTACCGTAGCAGGGATGAACCCCGCTGGATATAACGCCACGGCTAACGTAACCGGAACTACTACGTCAAGTGTCTCTTATGAAAACGCTACTACTGCCGCATTTGTTTCTGGTGGTACGGTATCCGCAACTGTGGGTAATATCGCAGCAGGGGCGTCTGTAGTTGCAAATGCCACAACGTCCGACATTTGGCGGGCTAGGTATAACGTCCTGTCTGGTGGCGCAGTCACATTCACCGACATAGCTGATGCTCCGTATGTTGGCGCGGTCTCTATTGTTGTTTCTAACGCAGCGCATGTGATTACCAATAATGCTACGTTAGTTGTACAAGGCGGCGCTAATTACACCTGCGTGTCTGGCGACATACTGATATTTACGGCTACAACCACTTCAACCTTCCGAGTATCAATTTTTAAAGCAGACGGTGCACCTGTCCTACCTGCGGGAACGGCTGGCAACCTGCTAACTTCAAACGGCACAACTTGGACGTCCACTGCACCATCCGCAGGTGGGGTTACTTCTGTTGCAACAGGAAATGGTTTGTCTGGTGGAACTATTACATCAACTGGAACACTAACTATTGCCGCACCTTCACTCCACTCTATTGGTAGCTACGCTGTTCTTTATAAAAGCACAAATTCTAGGTTGTTTGTTAATAGCACAATTTCTGGGTCAAACTTATTTTATATTTCTGCTTGTGGCGTTAACAGAACTATAAACTCACCTTTTATTAACACTAATCCCGATGGAAATGTTCTTAACGCCTCGGCATCATTCACAGCGGGTACCGGTAGTCAATCAATAACTTTGACGAACGTGGCGGGTACTTGGATGGCCTTGGGTTCAACTGATGCTGCATATTATGATGGTTGTAACAACAATACAACTTTCCTTGCTGCACTATTCGTTCGTCAAAGTTAAGGAAAAAAATTATGATTACATATACAACAGTCCGCGATTTAGTTTGGTGCAACGCAGAACACACACAATTTAATTGCTATGTTTTTTTTGAACACACCAATAAAGAAGCGCCTTTTGGTTGCGCTCAAAGCGAAGTCGGTGTTTATCCGCACGTAGCTTCAATTTGGGGAAGAGCAATGGCTGGTGAGTTTGGCGTCATTGCTGAATATGTACCGCCGCCCTTTCACGAAGCTGGAGTCGCGGCAGAAGACCAACCATAGACCCAAGGCGCTCAAACGCTATGACCATTGCGGTAACCTCCGCTTATCAAGTCACGTATGACGGGGCAAGCATAAACGTGTATCACACAAACAAGGGTGAGGGATTACCGCGCCATGAGCACGCCTACGCACACTTAACGATTTGCCATGCCGGAAGTTGTGTCATTCGCAAAGAAGGAATTGAGAAAGTGATTGACAAGTACACGCAACCTATAAATCTCAAGGCCGCTGAGTGGCATGAGATTGAAGCGCTAGAAGATGGGACTGTGTTTGTAAACGTCTTCTCTGAGGGTAAGTACTAATGTGGACCCCTTCTCTCTCCTCCTCGCTGCTCAAGCAGCCGTTGGCTTTATTAAAGCAGGATGCAACATGCTCCACGATGGACGCATGGAGTTGGAAGGAGCCAAGAAAACTGTCGAGGGAGTCATTAGCGATGTTAAGGCTATCAAAGGCATATTTGACTGGTTCATTGGACTGTTTAAACGAGCAGAGCCAGCAGCCGAAGCAAAGCCTGTGGCAAAAGCGAAAGCCAAAGCCGCAGCAAAGAAGCAGTCTTACGAAGAACTTGAACTCAAACTCATCAGCGAGATTGGGGCAAACCTCGGCGTTCTCTTTGACACACAGCAACAGATTAACGACCATTACATTGAGTTAGAAGAAACAAGTAAAACCAACTACGACCCAACGCAAAACACCAGTCAAAAGGCGATTGAGCGGGCATTGATTGAGTTGCAGATGGAGAAGGTGATGGAGCAGACCAGAGAGGCAATGGTCTATGCCCCGCCTGAGTTAAAAGATTTGTATAGCAGGTTTCTCAAGATGCACGCCAAAATAGAACAAGAACAAGCGTGGGCAAGGTCTGAGATGATTCGCAGGGCAAGGTTGGCAAGGTGGAAAAAAGAGCAAGACGAGATTCGGGTCATTGAATTAACAAGTGGGGTGATTGCCGTGGCATTCATATCTTTAATCTTTGGGTGGCTCATGTGGGAACTACGAAGCTGGTCTGGTGGATTTTGATAGGGGTTGCGATATGTATTGTTGTGGGCGTTACCTCGATGGCATACGTGGAAACCCTATACATGCGGGCGCAGTTAAAACAAGAGATGAAAGAACTTCGTAAACTCAAACGCGAACTAAAGGAACAGAAATGATACCTATCGGCGCACTTTTAGATATTGGTGGAAAAATCTTAGATAAGGTGTTTCCTGACCCAGCACAGGCAGAGCAAGCAAAACTCAAACTGCTTGAGATGCAACAAAACGGTGAGTTGGCAAAACTCAATGCTGATGTGTCTGAGCAACATGAGTTAACTGAGCGGCTCAAAGCAGATATGGGTAGCGACTCTTGGCTGTCAAAGAACATCCGTCCCATGACCTTGGTGTTTATCCTAGTTACCTACACAACCTTTGCCATGATGAGCGCATGGGATGTTGAAGTCAATAACAACTATGTGGAGTTGCTTGGTCAGTGGGGCATGTTAATTATGTCGTTTTACTTTGGCGGCAGAACGCTAGAGAAAATCATAGATATGCAGAAGGGTAAGAAATGAACCTAACAGAACACTTCACTCTTGACGAGTTAACTCATACTGACCATCGGGAACTAGAGAACACACCAAATGAACAAGAACTTGCAAATCTTCAAAGATTGGCTGAATTCCTTGAAACAGTCAAAGGCGTACTTGGCGGTAAACCAATCATGGTTAACTCTGCGTTCCGCTCTAAAATGGTTAATGACGCGGTAGGCTCAAAGGATACCTCTCAGCACCGAATAGGGTGTGCTGCCGATTTGAGAGTTCCGGGGGTTACCCCTGACGAAGTAGTTAAAGCCATTATTGCATCGGGCATAGGGTATGACCAAGTAATTAGAGAGTTTGACCGCTGGACGCATATCTCTATACCTAACACCCCTGCTGGCATTCCACGCAAGCAAGCATTGATAATTGACAAATCTGGTACTAGACCTTACGCTTAATCATGCCATTACAAAAACTACAATTCCGTCCCGGTGTTAACCGCGAAGGCACTACTCTCTCAAACGAGGGCGGCTATTTTGACGGCGACAAGATTCGTTTCCGTTCTGGCTACCCTGAGAAGATTGGTGGCTGGCAAGCTGATAGCGGGGCTTATTTCACTACGGTTCCTACAGCTACGTTCTCATCAAGTGGCACATCGACAGCCGCTACACCTACTAGCGCATCGTTTTGGGGTATTGCTAAGGGGCTGTGGAACTGGATTAACTTAACAGGCTACAACTTACTTGGCGTTGGTACTGACTTAAAGTACTACATACAGAACTCTTCGGGCGGTGCGTATAACGACGTTACCCCTATGCGTGTTACCACTTCTGCTGGCGCAGTCACTTTTGCCGCAACATCTGGCTCTACCACTCTTGTAGTTACTAACGCTTCACATGGAGCGCAGGTGGCAGATTTTGTTTGTTTTACTGGCGCTGTAACTCTTGGTGGTGTAATTACTGCAACCGTGCTAAATAGAGAGTATCAGGTTCAAACCGTTACAAGTAACAACACATACACAATTACTTCTTCTGTTGCCGCTAACGCTAGTGATATAGGTAATGGCGGCGGTTCTGTTATAGGCAACTATCAACTAACAACGGGCTACACCACATTTACGCTTGGTACAGGTTGGGGCGCTGGTGGTTGGGGTGGCTCGGTTGGACCTAGTGCTACGACTGCGTTGACTGCAAGTATTAATAGTAGTTCTACTGCGGCTATTGCGGTTACTTCTACAACAGGTTTTGCGGCGAGTGGATTAATCTACATTGGTTCTGAGGGTATCTCTTACCCATCAACAACGGGAACTACATTTGCCTCGCCTGTAATCCGTGGATTTAACACTACAGCGGCGGCACACACTAATGGCGATGCTGTCTTTCAATACCCATCAACTGCAACTGGCTGGGGTTCTCCTGCTACCACTGGTATCGGCATTCAACTGCGCTTGTGGAGCCAATCTAACTACGGTGAAGATTTAATTATTAACCCACGCGGTGCGGCTATGTATTACTGGGCTAATAACGCAAGCCCTAATATTTATGACCGCTGTCAAATTATTAAAGCATCGACTAACGTAGTCACAAAATCAGGCACGTTTACACCAGACTCCACCTGTCCATCTGTTACCAACTTTGTGTTGGTGTCTGATGCTTCGCGCTTTACTTTTGCTTTTGGCACAAACGACCCGACAGGTGTATACGCCACGGTAGCCCAAGACCCAATGCAGGTTCGCTGGTCAGACCAAAACACTGTGGCTGTATGGACACCTGCTATTACTAACCAAGCGGGCGGTATTCGTCTAAGCCACGGTTCTCAAATTATTACTGCCATTCAGACTAGGCAAGAGATTTTGGTGCTCACCGACTCAGCCATCTATTCGTTCCAGTATCTTGGTGCGCCGTATGTGTGGGGTAGCCAACTCTTAGCTGACAACATTTCTATCATCGGCCCCAACGCAATGATTGTTGTGAATAACGTCACCTACTGGATGGGAACGGACAAGTTCTATATGTACTCTGGTCGGGTAGAAACCCTGCCTTGCGCTTTGCGTCAGTACATCTATAACAACATTAACCTGACAGAAGCGTTCCAGTTTTTTGCTGGCACAAACGAGGGCTACAACGAGATATGGTGGTTCTACTGTTCTATTACTGGGACTACATCTGCGGGTGAAAACGGAACGGGCACACCGGCTTCGCCTAATCGTTTAGTTGACCGCTACGTAATTTACAACCATCTTGAGCGCACTTGGTACTACGGTACTTGGAACGGTACAACTGTTCGCCCGCGCACGGCTTGGTTAGATAGCCCATTAAGAGCAGAACCTATAGCGGGTATTGGGTATAACTCTGGCGGGGTGTACACCAACGGTGCAGTTGTATACCATGAGACTACCGTAGACAATAACGAGACTACAACCCCAGTTGCTATTGATGCCTATGTTCAATCGTCGGACTTTGATATAGGGGACGGTCATAATTTTGGTTTTGTTTGGAGGCTTATTCCCGACATCACTTTTGATGGCTCCAGTGCAGCAACGCCTTCCGTTAACTTTACGGTAAGACCGCGTGCTTTCCCCGGCTCAAACTACGGCAACTCAAACAGCCCAGACGTAGATAGCACTCAGTCCTATGTCAGCACAACAACCTACAACGTACAGCAATTTACTCAACAGGTCTATGTGCGGATACGGGGTAGACAGATGGCGTTTAAGATTTCTTCATCAGACCTTGGTACGCAGTGGCAGTTAGGCGTTCCGCGTATTGACGTCAGACCTGACGGTAGGAGATAAGCATGGCAGCAAAAGGTGTAATAGCCCCAAGATTACCAGCCGCGCCAGTTGAGTATGACCGCCTCTATATAGATACGATGCTAGGTATCTTGCGTCAGTACTTTGACCAACTAGACAACGCAGGCCCTGTATTGGTATCAACGCAGAGAAAGCCTGCACAGGGTTCTATTCCGGCAGAGGTAATCTCAGCTTTAAGTTGTGCTCAACCAAATCCAACTTCGCCTGCCGTATACGTTATTAGTCTTCCAACACAAGCTGATTTTGCTCTTTTGCGCTCTGGCGATATTTACTACGATACGTCTGGTGGGGCTGCATCTAGTTACCCATTAAGGATTAAGGCGTGATAAACTCGTTTAAACAACTTACGAGGCAAATATGAGCCTACATAATGCTGCCAAACACCTAGCTGCCCACGGGCGTGGTGACGACAAAGTCCTTGTTCACATGACAAAAGGCGAAGTCAATAGTTTAAACAACATAGCAATGGCTCATGGTGGGCAATTAACTATTAATCCTCACACAGGACTGCCTGAAGCAGGCTTTCTGTCGAGTTTGCTTCCTATGATTGCTGGTGCAGGTCTAATGGCTGTTTCAGGCGGTGCTATAAACCCAATGACGGCTGGACTTTTGGTTGGTGGTTTAAGGACTGCGCAGTCTGGTAGTTTGAGCAAAGGCTTAATGGCTGGTCTTGGTGCTTATGGTGGCGCTGGTTTGTCTGGTGGACTAATGAGTTCCGGAGCATCTGCCATGAATACTCAAGCAGCAAATGCCGTACAAGCGGCAAATCCCGGATTAACTGCGGGTGAGATTGGCAGGGAAATGGGGACCGCAGGATTTACTCAGCCAACAATTGCTGCAACGTCTAATCCCGCTTTAGCGTCCGGCATAGATAAATTTTCAGCCGGAGTTACAGGACTTGGAACAGAGGCTGGACGGAGCGCCGCTTTAAGTTCAATGGGTGGTGGAATGGGTGCCGCAAAAATAGGTGCGGCGGCTGTCCTTCCTTCATTAATTGGAGAACCAAAAACCCCAGAAATGACACCTTCTGACAAAGATATGGGACAGCGCTATTCCTACACAGGGCAAGCGACTCAGCCAACTCCAGCGCCGGATGTAATGAGTTACGAAGATATGCTTACAAAGCAAGGAAACTTTGGACGTCAACAGAACTACTACCCAAATCCTAAGACTTACACAGCCATAGGACCAACCGAGGCTAAAGACTTATACCATTTTGCAAATGGTGGCCCAGTTGAGCAGATGTCTAACAACGCGGCTATGGGTTTAAACACCATGTACCCAATGGCTAATACGGCAACGTCATCTTTTGCTACGCCTTATCAGGCTCCTCAGTCTACGAACATGTTGGCTAACATGGCTCCATCTGGCGGTGGCGCAGTGAATGCTATGTCTGGCGAACCTAGTATGCAAGGCACCCGTATGGCTACAGGAGGCATCTCTGATGCCCACTACAACCTAGGTGGTTACTCTGATGGTGGTCGCCTTCTTCGCGGCCCCGGAGATGGTGTGTCTGATGACATCCCTGCAATGATTGGAGAGAAACAGCCAGCCCGTCTAGCAGATGGAGAGTTTGTTGTTCCCGCCCGTATTGTTTCTGAGTTGGGCAACGGCTCAACTGAGGCAGGCGCACGTAAGCTCTATGCCATGATGGACAGAGTGCAGGCGGCACGTAAAAAGACAGTTGGTAAAAACAAGGTTGCACATAACAGCCGCGCAGAAAAGCATTTACCTGCATGAAAAACAGTCACGGAAAACTGGAGTGGTTTGGGGGCAACCAAGATGCTTTAAACGTTTACCATGCGTTTGTTGATTTGGCACACATTTGGGATGACCTCGTAGACAAAGACAAGCCTGTTTCTGCAGATGAGATCAATCTCGCCTTCTTGACATGCTTGGTTTATCTGCCAGCTAATCCGTTTTACCGCAGTATTCAAGAACAAATCTTACCCATGTGGCTTGTTGTGGTTTCTGCTTATGAAACTGCAAACTCTTTTGAGAAAAACAAAGACCCGCATGGTATTGAGATTGCCCACGGTTTAAGATATTCTGTTGGAAATATCTTGGCGTATGCGGTTCATCTGTGTGTCGGTCCAGAGAAAGCAAAAGAATTCTTGCCAGACATGTGGAAAACAATTTTTCACGAGCGGTTTGATGATTACCGCAAGGAGCATTTAGATGTTGATTCCAAATAAACACAACGGTTATTCTCGTGACGGTATCCGTCTTTATCACATGGATCAGGGAAGTCCAGCGCCAGCGGCAGAACAAAAGGCCACTACAGAACTGCCTGATTGGGCAAAGCCGTATGCCAAAGACATACTGGCTAAGGGTCAGGCGTTAACTGACGTTAACCAGAACCCATATCAGATTTACAACCAAGACCGCATTGCAGGGTTTTCCCCAATGCAACAACAGGCTATGCAAAACGCACAAGGCATGTCTGTTGCTCCTCAAGTTGGTGCCGGTACTGCAAGCGCAATAGGCGCTGGTCTTGGTGGGTTAGACGTTGCCAATCAGGCGACCACTGGAGGATTCCAGAGCCAAGTAGGCGGGTACATGAATCCGTACCTACAGATGTCTTTGGCTCCTCAGTTGGCAGAGGCTAACCGCGCATATGATGCTGGTGCAACCAAGCAACAAAGTGCCGCTACACAGGCTGGTGCGTTTGGAGGCTCTCGTGAAGCCATCATGGCGGCTGAAAATGAGCGTAACCGCAACATGGGGTTACAAAATATTATTGGTCAGGGCTATAACCAAGCCTTTGGTCAGGCCCAAAACCAATACAACCAAAACCTTAGCAATCAACTCCAAGGGTACGGTATGCTGGGAAACACTGCCAATACTCTTGGGCAGTTAGGGCAAAACCAATACACCCAAAACATGGGCATCAACGCACTGCAGTCGCAGTACGGTGGTCAACAACAAGCCCAGATGCAAAGAGGTTTAGATACTGCGTATCAGGACTTCCAGAACCAACAGAACTACCCATACAAACAGTTGGGTTTCATGTCTGACATGATCCGTGGTTTACCACTGGGTCAGCAGTCTACATCTCAGATGTATCAGTCTCCCGGAAGTGTCGCTGGTCAGATCGCCGGTCTGGGCATGGGTGCTTATGGCATGAGTAGAGCCTTTGCCGCCGAGGGTGGCTTAATGGATTCTTACGCTGGTGGCGGAGAGATTGACAGCGCTGGCAACATTGCAGGCATCCTGTCTAAACTTAGTGACCAACAACTCCAGCAAGCAAAGCAAGCCGCACTAGGCCGCCGTGACGTGGAGCAGGCAACCCTAATTGATCAAGAGATAGCTGACAGGGTGGCTATGCGCACTGGTGTAAACGCATCTCCTATAAACGCAGATGCTATGGCTTCGGATGAAAACCCAGATAGCATCACAGGATACGCCGCTGGTGGCTCTGCTGTTCAAGCATTAATGAACAAACCAAGAGACCCAGAAACTCCTGTGGATCAGCAGGCTCTTGACATACTTGACAAATTGTCTGCCCGTAGCAAACCTGCAATGGATGCTTTAAACGCACAAGTTGAAAGTATTAAAGGACGTCCTGAAGAGATCAAGGAGCGTGGTTTGGGTGAGGCAATTGCAAAATACGGTTTTGATTTTGCAGCAAAATCAGCTAAACCCGGTGCCAAATTCTTTGGTGCCGCCTCTGAAGCATCTCCTGTCCTTGCTGAATCCATGATGAACACTAAGAAGTCTGTTCAAGCGGCGCAAGACAATTACATCAACCTCAAGATGAATCAGACCAAGTATCAGATTGCTCTTGACAAGGGTGATATGCAAACTGCCGCAACCTTGGCTGGTCAGTTGCGTCAAGAGAAACAAAGCCAGAAAGTGCTGGAGTTGACTGCCGCCCACTACGTTGATGACTACGGAATCAAGAAGGAGCAAGTTGCCGCAACATTACGTGCGCAGGGCGCTCCGATCATGCAGGTTTATAACGAACTTAAATCTGATCCTGCCAACAAAAACAAGAGCCGTGAAGAACTCATGGGCTTGGCAAGCAGAGCCATGTACGGTGCGCAATATGCCGGCACAGAACAGCGCGGACTTTCTAATTACCTTAAAGAAAAGAATGAGATTGAGAAAGATTTCAAGACCTTACCGCTCCTACCGCCTAACAGCCCAATGCGTAAGCAAATGGAAGGTGCACGCCAACAAAGACTTGATGATTTAAACAAGATGTATCCGGGGGCATCAGGTCAAGAGGGCGCTCCATCTGGCAGCATTTCGTCTGCGGTGCCACAAGGTGGTCAGAGGACGGCGGCCTCATCTATGCAACAAAGTGATGTTGATTTAGTCAATAAATATTACAGGCAATAAATGGAACTAAATCAAGTTCTTGGCGCACTGCGCAATGCTGATGCGGCAGGCGATGTTGAAGCCGCAAAAAGATTGGCTGTAATAGCGAAATCTTTGACTGGGCAAATAGGCCCAGAGGCCATCATGTCCACGGAGGATTTACAGAATGCTAAGTCCGCACCTACCTCTATTAGCGATATTGCCCGCTCATTTGGTTCTGGCGTTGTTGGTGCAGGCAAGTCCTTGGTTGATGTATTTGGTGCTGGCTCTGGAGTCTCGCAGTATCTTGGAGAAGTTTCGCAAGGTCTTCAACAGGGCCTAACTCCTGAGCGCCAAGCAGAGATGGCTCGCCGTGCCGAGTTGTCTAAACGTGCTGAGAAAGAAGGAACCTTTGCCGAGATTAAGAGCGGCTTGGCTGGTATTCTTGAAGCCCCTCTACAGAGTATTGCGCAAGGTGTTGGCTCCTCCCTCCCGACTATCGCTGCTGGCTTAGTTGCCTTACCCGCCTCCGCCCCCGCCGCTCTAGCCGTGGGTGTTCAACGTGCTAGTCAGATTCTGATCTCTGCCGCACAGGGAACTGGTGAAGTTAAGGGCGACATCCATGAGTCCATTAAGCAAGCATACAAAGAAAAAAACCCCAACATGCCGCCCGAAGAGGTGGAAAGATTGGCAACCGAAGCACAGGCTTACACACTAAAGAACGCACCCCTATTGATTGGCGGTGCAGCATTTGGCGCACTAGACGCCGTTACAGGATTTGAGAAGTCAGCATCCAGAGCCTTGAGAGGCGCGTTGACTCCAGAGAAGACATTCACCAAAGAAGGTTTGGATGCCGCTGTTGCTAACCTACCTAAGAAGGCTGTGGAAGCACCAACCTACTTGGGACAAGCGGCTAAGGTTGGTATTGGTGAGTCTATCCCTGAGGGCTTACAAGGTGGCTACGGTCAGTTAGCCCAGAACGTGGCAATGACTCAGGCTGGATTTGAGACGCCAACATTCCAAGGCGTGGCAGGTGCGGCGGCTAGAGATGCTCTAGTTGGTGCGTTGACCGGAACGGCAATGTCTCCTTTGGGCTATTCTGTTGCAAATGCTGACTTCCAAGCGGACAAGTTCTTGCGGGGCGTTCAGTCCCAACAACAGTTTGACAAAGAACGCGAAGAGTTCACTAAGACTCAAGAGCAGACCAAAGAGAACCTTGGTGTAAACAAGACATTGATGTTGGGCTATGAGCCTCCAGCAGAGGAAGAGAAGTTCACCAACCCGCTTGCAACCATCAAGAGAAGTGAGTTACCCCCTGAGAAGAGTGGCGACATAATTCTTAAAGAGTTGAAGTTTGTGGACAGTTACCGCAAACAAAACGGTCTTCCTCCCATTAAGTCGTATTCTATTGAAGACATCAAAGATGCGATGCCCGGTGTTGATCCGGAAGGAGAACAGGGTCGCATTGATGCCATCTTAGCCTCTAAGTACGGCTATAAGCCTGTGGACGACAACACAGGTAAGCCAGTGAACTACACCGTTGATGACGTTATCTCTGCCGCAGAGGACGAGAAGAACGTTGCTACAGGCACCAAAGGGTTTAACGACTTCCTAACACGCACTACAGGTTCTAGTGATTTAAACACTATGACCCAGCCTCAGTTGTTTGCCGCGTATTCTGCAATTAAGCAGATGCCTGAGTCCAAAGAGAAGGTGATCCTTCCTGAGGGTACAGGTGCGTCTAGATTTACCGACAAGCAATACAAGAAGGCTGTCAGTTGGTTTGGTCAGACATTTGAAGGTGTTGACAACAAGCCTTTGTCACGGGACACCATCATTGGAGATATTCAAGAAGCTACAGGGCTAGGGCAGAAGCAAGATGCTGAGGCTCTATTAGATACAGCAGTCAGAAACGGTGACTTGGCTGAGACCGAAGAAAGAGTTTTCAGAACCTACGACGATAACGATAAACTTGTTGCAACGTACCGGGATAAGGAAAAGGCCGCCGCAGCGGCTAAAAAACAAGGTTTAAACGTTAGAGAAGAGACGCTTAGACAGATGATGCCGCCACCAGCGGCAGAGCCAGCCAAACGTACCACCCTCCCACAGGGTTACGCCATGAGCAAGGAGACCATCAAAGAAGGTGAAGTCCCCGTTGGTTTTGACATCTTCCCAGAAGGTAAAGGTAAGTCTCTATTTACCGTCCCCACATCAGAGGCGGTACAGGAAAAGATTGACCAACTCATCCCTGCCCGTAAGAAGGAAGCCGCCCGTTACTTGGGTTACATGGACAGAGACAAGGCAACCTTGCAAAAGGCAAGAGACGGTTTGGTCTCTATGGAAGCCCGTGGTGAAGTTGGTTCACAGGCTTATGAGCTTGCCAAGACTAAGTTAGCCAAGCAAGAGAGAGTTCTGGGCAACCGCATCCTCAAGAGCATGGAGCGTATTACGGATTACGAGCAACCGCTCATATCACGCCCATCTGAGAAGAAGAAGCAAATTACCCGTGAGAAGATCACGGTAACTAAACAAGGTAAGTTCTTAGGCAGTTTCCCTGATAACGTCAAGGCACAGGAGGCTATCCTTGTCCAGATGTCGGATCAGGAACTGGCTGACACAGCGTCTGACGGTCGTCTTGGTGCGATTGCTGACCGTGCCGCCAAAGAGATTGAGCGCCGTAAGAGTCCCGCTGGCATCATGGTCAGACGCACTCCTAAAGCCAAGGAAGAGTTGCCACCTCTATCTCCAGAACTCACAGCAGTTGCTGATGAGATTTCCAAGAAGTTAGTCCCCATCCTTCAGCGCATGGGGCTAGGAGATGTTGGGTTAAAGATTGTTCAGTCTATTAAGAACGGTGGAGAAGGCTCTTACACCAAAAACCTGATTCAATTGGCTATTGATGCAGAGAAACCGTTAGAGGTTATGCATCATGAGTCGTTGCATGCGTTGAAGGACTTAGGGTTCTTTACACCACAACAATGGTCTACCCTAGAGAACCAAGCACAGAAGTCTTGGATCACTAAGTACTTAAAGAACGTACAAGTTGAAGTTGAGATTGAAGGCAAGAAGCAGACTATGTCTCGCTATGACGCCTATGTAGCACTGAAGTACACACCAGATGACATTGTGGAAGAAGCAATTGCCGATGCGTTTGCTGACTTTGCTACCTCCAAGCCGCCGGGCGGAATGATCGCTTCCATAATGAAGCGTTTAAACGACCTATTCAAGGCAATTAAGAATGCGTTTAACCGCAGCGGCTTTGAGTCCGCTGAGGACATCTTTGCCAAAGCACAGCGCGGTGAGTTGAAACAGTCTCAAGCAAATGCTTGGGCAGCCACCCCACAAGATGTAGAGAAGGCTGATAAGTATGCAGAAAAGAACGGCATCCTTCCCTATGTATCTGCTGGTAACTTAGAGCTTCCTTTACAGACTCCTAAGTTCTCTTTAAAGAAAGTAGATAAATATGGCATTGACCCAGCGTTCAACATCCCTTTAAACAAGGATGGAACGATAACGGTCTACTACCACACCACCAAAGAAGGCGCACAAAAAGCCAACAACGAAAAATCTATCCAAACTAATGGCAAGCGTATCTATCTAACCAATGAATCTAGCGGTGCGTTGGTCTTGGAGAACAAGGGAAACTTTGACCAAGAGGTGGACGGTGCGGTGGTCATAATGAGATTGCCACCAAGCATGCTTCAGTTGGATAAGGCGTATGCAGACGGTCGTAAAGACTTTTATGTGCCAGTTAAACAGGGCGCTTTCTTTGACGAGAAGATGCGCATGTCTGCCATCCAAGTCTCTAAGAATACGCCAATCCTCAAGAAGGGCGAAGTATTTAGTTACTCTGAGTACTCCAACCGTATTACAGATGCGATAACTGAATACGACAAGTTATCACCCAAAGAGCAAAAGTTGCGGATGGATGAAATCCGTGACTTTATGAAGGAGCAACACAACATTGGCACGTTGCTTACTGAGAACGGTAAGTTGGAAAAGACACGGGAAGTTGGACTCAAGAACCAAGAGACAGACGTTGCGTCTATGGGTCTTGGACTTGCCGCCGCTCAAAAGATTTCTGACAAATTAAGCACATGCCCCAACTCCGCTATCTGTATGGACTTGTGTCTTGGAGATACCGCAGGCGGTAACCAACAGTACGGTGGCGTAGCGGCTAAGGATGTAAACGGTATTGAGAAGAGCGCCTTCCGTGCCGGACCGCGCATGGCGCAGTACTTGAAGACAGAGGGTTTGGTCATACACCCAGAAGAACTTGCCCTGATGCTCCATGACGAGATCACCAAGTTTGAGAAGTGGGCGAAGAAAAATGAGTATGAGCCATCTATACGTTTAAACGTTACTTCCGACATCAAGCCAGAGTTTTGGTCCGGTCTCATGGCTGCACATCCAGATGTAGTATTTTATGACTACACTAAATTGAATGGTGACGCTGTTGCTCCTAACCATCACCTGACCTATAGCTCAACAGGCTTTGGTCAGATTATTGACGGTGAGTACGTTGCCCACAAGACCAACAACTGGCCTGCCATGCGTGGTCGTTTGGATCGCGGGTTTAACGTGGCTATGGCGTTTACTAGTAAGAGCGCACTCCCTGATCAGGTCATTGATAACGAGACCGGAAAAGTCTATAAGGTATGGGATGGCGACAACTACGACGCACGTTACTTAGACCCCAAGCAAGAGAATGGCGTTGGCATGGTTGTCGGCTTGAGAAACAAAGCCGGAACTATGAAGGAAGCCACTTCCACCATAGATACAGATGGATTCTTTGTTGACTACGATCCAAAGCGGGACGGTAACTTTGTCTTGGTTGCCAATCAAGGGCAGTTTAAAAACAGGGTCATCCCTATTGCTCAGGAGAAGTTAAGCCTACGTAGCGCAAGAGGAATGTTTGAAGATGGTTTGATTCAAGAAGTTCCAAATTACAAGGGCAGAGAAAAAATCATTGAGTTGCCTATCAAAGACTTCTTAAAACTTGCGCAAGAAGGCGAGGTCAGGAGTAAACAAAGTGATATTGAAGACCTATTCAAAGCTGGCACTAAATTAAATTCACTGCCGTTGTTGATGGCTTACAACAACCAAAAGGGCGACCTAAAGGTTCAAGGACATGAAGGACGCCACAGGGCTAGGGCTTTGTTGGCTGAAGGGTATGACACCATGCCCGTCAGATTCCTGACTAGCATTCGCTGGTCTGAGCAAGAAGACCCGTCAAAATTTGACTATGAAAAGAATTGGCCTTCAAAAGTTCTGTCCGAGGACAGCGATGACATAAGCATTCCCATGCCTGTATCCCGTGAGCAATCAATGGAGCCGTACAGCAGTGAGAAGTTAAGTCTTCGTAGCACAAAGGCAGCCCCAACTACGCCTGCGTTTAAACGTTGGTTTGGTGATAGCAAGATTGTTAACCCAGATGGCACGCCAAAGGTTATGTACCACGGTACAGGTAAAGACATTACATCGTTTGAGCGCAAGACATCACGTGGCTCGCCCATCTTCTTGACTGATGATCCGGCAGTTGCGGCATCGTTCTCAAGAGACAGCCAAGACTATGTGTTGGAACAATTTGTAAAAAATGCCCCGCTAGAACTTCGCACACAAAAGGCTGCCGAGTTATTGGATAAACTGAAGAAGGACGAGTTCAAAGGTTCTGAGTTCAAGGATAGAGTAAAGAAACTTGAGCAGTCGCTTAGTGAAGGCAAATTAAACGACATTATTTTGCTGGATGAAGAACGCTATCAACGCCTGTTTGCCGGTGAACTTGCCACCTATGGCAACGTTATGCCTGTCTATGTCAAGGCAGAGAATCCGTTTGACTATGACAACGAAAGCCATCAAGAAGAAATTAAACAGTTTTATCCAAAAGACGAGCCGTCTTACGAACTTGATGATCTTTCACTCAAAATCAGGACGGGCGCTTGGTCAACGATAGAAAGCGCTGCTGTCCAAAATGCAATTAAAGAGGCTGGCTTTGATTCTTTCTATGTCAAAGAAGATGGCAAGAAGAACTTAGCCGTCTATGATTCATCCCAAGTCAAGTCTGCTATTGGTAATCAAGGCACATACGACATCAATGAGCCTGACATTCGTCTAAGCCTTAAAAAGGTAGATCAACTGTTTGATAAAGCCGATGACATCCCTGAGTCAGAAGGTGTGGAGATCATCCGTAGCAACTGGGTTGGTGGCGTGTCTGGTTTGGGCGAGCGTGGCTCGGCCTATGACTTGTACCGTGTAAACGGTGGCAGGAAGTACATGAGCGCCGTTCAAGACTTAGTGCGTAAAGAACTTGGAGATAACTTCAAGGGCTACCGCCTAATGCATACCGACGAGTTGGAAGAGATACAGGCTGGCGCTATGGGTAGCCAACTGGCATCCTTCACCTTGCGTCCTGACATTGCACAGTCTTTTGCTAACCTTGCCACCTACAGAAAAGTTCCTAAAGACAAACTTAAAGTTGTTGAGATGGACTTGACTCCTGAGCATGTGTGGATGATTGGTCACCCCGCAGAGAAAGAGTTGGTCATTGACTATGGTCAAGGATATAACCCTGAGGCTGTGGTTGAGTACAAGGAGAAGTTAAGCCTCCGTGCGTTGATGCCTGACCTGCGCAGCCAGCGCCAGCCGCCAGAATCTAAAGAGTTTAAACAGTGGTTCACTGGTAGTTACTTCACGTCCGGTGGTGAGCCATTGATCATGTACCACGGCACTGCCCGTGATATAACCATCTTTAAAGGCAAACAGGCTAGTGCGATCTTCATTACCACCAACCCTGTGGTGGCTGAGAACTACACAGGCATGGGTGAGGACTACATGCGTGCTGAAGCCTATAAGGCTTTGACCCGTGACGAGAAGGCCGAACTCATTTCTGTTGTGGCTGAACAGGCCGAGCGGGACGGAAAGATCAATGCCAATGAACTCATAGAGATTCAGAAGAACCTCAAGAAGCGCGTCCCTGATCTCAAGAACCTGCCATTTCAAATTGATGGCGAGATCATTGAGAGTTTAAACAACTTGCTGCCTACACGCGGCAACATCATGCCGGTGTATGTCAGCGCCAAGAACGTCTTTGACTACGCCAATCCTAGTGATGTGAATTTGGTCATGGACAAACTCACCAACTACAGCAAGACCTTAGGTAAAAAGGAAAACCCTGAGCAGTACCTAGCCGCTGTTAAGGGAATGATCTCCCGTGGTAACTGGCCTCGCATTGAAAGCCCTGAGGTGCAAGAAGCCATCAAACGCGCTGGCTTTGACGGGTTCTCTGTCCTAGAAGCCGGCACTAAGAACTATGCCATCTACAACCCGACCGCCATCAAGTCCGTTACAGGAAACATTGGAACGTTTGGATTAGGCGAAGTAAGCACTGAACAAGCCGCACAGTTTGGCATGACAGCCGAGCAAGCCCGTCAGGCACAGGCAGAAGGCGATATCCGTTTAAGTCTGCGTAAAGCCCCAGACACACCTGAGTTTAAACGCTTCTTTGCAGGCAGCAAGGTCGTCAACGAAGATGGTGAGCCTTTGGTCATGTATCACGGAACTGGAAAAGACTTTTCAGAATTTAAGTACAACCCAACTAAGGCAATTGGTATTTGGACGGCGCGAAATCCCGAAATCGCATCTCAATATGCCGACATTTCTTCAAGAGGTGGAGATTCTCCATCCGTATACCCTGTTTATCTATCAATAAAAAATCCTGCGTCTAGAAAAGATTATTTGCGAACAAGAAAAATTGCAGAAGAGACAAGTGTCAAGGAAGGCAGATGGAGAGACCATGACGCAAGACATCGTCAATTGCTTATAAATGAGGGGTTTGATGGGATATATTTACAAAACATAACCAAAGACCCGGAAGAAGATGTTTATATAGCCTTTGAACCAACACAGATTAAGTCTGCTATTGGCAACCAAGGCACTTACGACCCAACTAATCCTGACATCCGTCTAAGTTTGAAGCGCGTTCCTATTGGTGTACCGGATAACGTTTGGCATTTACACAACAGATATCAGGAAGCACAAGGAAACGTTGCTGAAGGCGAGATGGTTTCCCAGCGCAAGACTTCTGCAACCAAAGCGTTTAAACAGCTAAGCAATGCTGCCGAGAAATTTGCTGGCAACGAAAGCGACGCACTGAAACTCATGCAAGAGATGAACACCATCAGCGGTATTCGTCAGGCTATGGCTGAGGACGATAAGAGTGCGTTGGATGCATACAAGGTTATGTCTCCCGCCCTGTGGCGTCAGGAGACTCGTGAGAAGTTAAGTCTACGTGCCGTTACTCCAGCCGCTATCAATGATGCGATTGACAGAACCACTTCCGTAAGAGAACAGAAAGGTTTTATTGAGAGGATGATGGAAGCCATCTCTCCTCAGTCATGGTCTGACTTCCGTGCCAAGGCTTTGAACCGTTACAACGCCATGAGCGTGGCAGACAAGAGGCGTGCTAAGAAGATGGGTGGAGCCGTCCTCCTTGCTGACCAAAGCGCTGAATCAGCCGCACTCATGTCTGATCTGTCGGCGGGTGTAACAGCCTCTGTCCTAGGTGTACATGACCGCAACGGCGGTGCTCCAGTGTTCCGTAACGGTATAACCACAATTGATGGAAGCATCAAAGGTCCCGTGGCTATCTTTTCTCCGTTGGCAAGATATGGCGACCCCCGTGTTTATCAGATGTGGCAGTTCTATGCCGGTGCTAAACGTGCCCGTAGATACTTCAAGGACGGTAAAGAGCAGAACTACACGCCAACCGACATGGCATACGCCGACCAGTTGGGCAAGCAGTATCCTGAGTTTAAACAGATATTTGAAGAGTGGAACAAGTTCAACAACGCACTAGTCCAGTACCAAGTAGACACAGGTGTACTGAGTAAAGAGCGTGCAGATGAGTACCGCAAGTTTTCAGACTACCTACCGTTCTACCGCCAGTTGGAAGATGAGGCAACCCTCGGTCCCAAGGTGTTCCAAAGCATCTCTGGTGTCAGGGGTCCTAAGAAACTCAAAGGCTCAGATGCTCCCATCGCTGACCTGATGGAGACTATCGTCCGTAACGTTCAGTCTGGCATCCAAGCCGGTATGAAGAACACAGCGGCTCAACGTGCTATTAAAGTGTTTGAGGACATTGGTGAGGCTGTGCCAACCCATCCAACAGATACTGGACCCTCTACCGTGTACGCTTTGGTGAATGGTGAGAAGAAAGCCTACATCGTTGCAGACCATGCGTTGTACAACTCCATGCAGAGTTTAAACTTGCCTGACTTGCCGTTCCTCGGTTTCTTTGCAGGTCCAGCTAACCTCTTGCGTAACCTAGTTACCAAAGACCCCGGATTCATGTTAGCCAACATGGTGCGTGACTCTATGTCTGCATGGGTAACTAGCGGTGTCAGCATGACGCCCGTGGCGTCCGCAGTCAAGAACTTCACTGGTGCGTTGCGTGGCACTGCTCCAGAATACCAAGCGCTTTTAAACGCTGGTATCTTGGGTGGCTATGAGTTCTCACAGAATGTGGAAGCAAGCGGTAAGCAACTCAGTAAAGAGTTAGCCAAGTACGGTCCAAGCACAACCTTTGGCAAGATCACCAAGCCGTTTACATCCTTGTGGGGAGCGTTAGAGAAAGGCACTACAGCCTCTGACGCCGCTACCCGTATGGAGGTTTACAAGAATGTACTGGCTGAGACAGGCAACGAGGCAGAAGCCCTGTACCGTGCGCTTGAGGTGATGAACTTCAACCGTAAGGGTAACTCAGCCGTCGTGCGGATTTTGACTGCAGCCGTTCCATTCTTGAACGCACGCATGCAAGGTCTAGATGTTCTTTACCGTGCGTCCTTTGGTGAGATGGCTACGCAAGACGCAAAAGCAATTCAGAAGTCGTTCTTCATTAGAGGGGCAACTATCATGGCTATGTCCATGATGTATTGGGCGCTGACCCATGATGAAGAAGACTACATGAAACAGGAACAGGAAACCCGTGACAACTACTGGTTAATACCTAGTCTCGGCATCAAGATTCCTATTCCGTTTGAGGTTGGCGTTATCTTCAAGGTAATCCCTGAGCGTATCGCTGAGTATGCCTTTGGCAACGACACAGGCAAGGACTTTGCCGATGCCATGAAGCGTAACTTCACAAACACCTTCGCGTTCAATCCTATCCCTCAGACCATCCTCCCGTTGGTTGAGGCTAAGGCTGACTACTCCTTCTTCACCGGACGAGCCATCCTCAGTAAGGGTCTAGAGGGCGTGGCTCCGGAGTTCCAAATGGGACCCAACACCTCGCGCATGGCTCAGTTCTTTGCTAGTTTGACAAGCGGTATGACGGTGTTGCCTGAGTTCCTCCGCTCTCCTGTAATGATTGATCACATCATCGGTGGATACACAGGAACGTTTGGCATGTATGCCGTGGACGCTATAGATGCGGTGGTTAGTGCTAACAGTGATGTACCCAAGGCATCTAAGCGCTTTGAACAGATGCCAGTGTTGCGTAGGTTCTTGCTTGACCCTGAGGCACGTGGCAACGTGACTGCGTACTACGACCTCAAGAACGCCACAGATGAGGTGGTCAGGACATCTAACTTCCTTGAACGCACCATGAACTTTGAGAACTTTGCTGACTACAGTGAGGACACTATAAAGATGTTAGCAAGCGCTGACTTCGTTAAGGCTCTAGACAAGGACATGAAGGAGTTAAACGACGTAATTGGTGTCGTAAGAAACTCTGGCATGAGTTCTGATGAGAAGAGAGATGCCCTGTTGTCCCTCAATCAGGCACAGAACAACCTGACTGCCAACGTTAAGTTGATTAAGAAGTCACTGGACTGATAGGCGGTCTGTTTCAAACAGCCAGCCTATTGTCCTTCGGTGCGCTTCGTCCCATGCGTTTAAACGCTCTTGTTTAGACATCTTGTTGCCTTGGTCAATCTCGGCGTGGCAGGTATAACAAAGGGCGGCTATGCGGTAGTCAGGGGCTTTGATGCCTCGTCCCTTACCGTCTTTAAGTTGATTAGAGTGGGCGGCTACTATAGTGCCATCTTGTTTACTGCATATCTGACAGGGTGACTCTCTGACTATCTCTAAGAGTTTCTTATTCCTGTACATCTTGGAGAGTTTTAATAGCGGTCTTGAGTGCTGAGTTCCATCCTGTTCGCCATACTTCGTATGACCATCCCCCGTCGTTCTCAAAAGACCGCTGCCCAGCAAACTCACAGAAAGCCTGTTTACACGCAGATTCCAACAGCGGCAGCGTTACGTCGTCATGGGGGTCTGTCATTCCATCTCCTTTAGTTTTTTCATGGCTTTCCAGAAGTCGCCAGTAGGCGGGTCTTCGCCATCATCTATGCGTTTACACACATCTGCGGCCTGCTCTACGGCATCTGTTAAAAAAACATAGGCACGTGACCCATGTTCAAACCCCATCTCATACGCATTAATCATGGCGGTAACGGTATTCTCATCACACCCAACACTGCGTAAGAGAGTGATCATTTCATCTTTTTTCATCGTCACTTCCCAGCATAAAAATGGATACAGCGACTATTACCACTACTACCCCGCCAAGGCACATCAACAAGACTGCCCATGCAATTGTTTCAAGCATATTTTTTCTCCTTGTTACTTTTTTCCTCTGCATCAGCCAGCAACTTACCGACCTTGCTTAGATAAACAATGTTCTCAATCTTCTCTTCGTCATCAGATGCAAACGTGAATGTGGCTGATGTTTGTGATTCAAGTTTTGGTGAAACCACCTTACACTGATACCCAGTCCACTCAAACTCTTGCAGTCCACGAATGTGCTCTTTGATGGTGGTTGTTTTGTCCGCATATTGTCTCTCATGCTCTTTGACATAGTGAACAATCTTTTTAGCCTGACCAGTTGGAGTCCTGATTGTTTTTTCCCTGTCTTTGAAATAGTAGGGTGTCTTATCGTTATCCACACCAAACGTAACTCGCTCTCCGTTCTTCTTAACAATAACATTCCAACGACTGTCTCTGTCAGCCCACCATTTATGCATCGTTACAAATAGATTTGCCATGTATAGTCTGCTCTCTTGGAGGCTCCTACGGTCATCTTCCAAAAACTGTGCGTGTACCCACTGTTTTGTAAAATATGTATGGGAGCGACCGCTTGACTTACGTGCCGTTGATTTCTTTACTGGGACAGTATGCTGATTGACGCGCAACTCATCACAGAACTTAATTTCCCCAGTCTTTCTATTAACTGTGATGTACATATGCAACCAAAATAACTTACCCTCTAGATCAAATGCCATGCCAAACTGGTAGGGTGCGCCTGCCTGATATGCAACGTGCCACGGTAACTTCTTGTGTTTGATGGCAAATATTACTTTTGGATAAAACTTATCTTCAGTATTTACTGAGTGCTGTGATGCGCTAGAAACGCACATAATCGCTGGTAATGGCTTGCTTATATCAACAACCGCTCCTTCTTTGTACCATTCAACAAACCAAGAATTTGGCACATGGGCACCCAGCTTCTTTAAACCTACAACAGAATCTTTGTGTAACCAAGATTCATTTAATGTTGGCAGCTTCACCGCCTCAAATGTATGTTCAAGCTGGTCTAGCAGTTCCGAGAAATTTTGTGACTTCTCTTTGTTGTACTTGCGTGGCTTCCTAGGTTCAGCTACAACCTCTTGCGTCATCACGGGTTGCGTGCTTCGTAAATTAGCAAACAGTTTGTTTACAAAGATTACAACCTTAACAAAAAATGATTGTGCTATCGCAATCATTTGTCTTCTCCCAGTTCTAAAAGTTTCTCTTCCAGTCTACGAATGCGTTGGCGGTTGTAGTCAACAACGCTCATTGCGTACTCAAGCGACTTCTCCGCTTGCATCTTGCATATAGTTGCATCACGCATCTCTATGTCAATGATTTCTTTTAGCGTCCTTGGTCGCAACATATCTTTGATAAATGCCACTATGGTTTCTCGTTTAGTCATGCGTTCTTCTCCTTTAGTTTGGCTTCTATGGCATTGCACAATTGTCTAAACCCGCCACCAAGCACCCATGCTGTATGTAACTGTTCTATCTCTTCATCCGTCAGCCCAACCCAAGGTTTCTTGTAGTCTTGGATGTCATCGTCATCTTCAATCATGCTTGTCCCCTTGCTCTGATTACTTTGGCAACGTATTCCAATTCTGGAAACGGTGTAATGTCTAGGCGTCTGTTTGGCGTCCTAGAAAAAGCCATCCAAGAATCTTCAACTAACTTTGCACACGCCTCACGCTCTTCCAACACAGGGTCTCTCTCAGGCAACGGATGCCCCGCTAGTCTGTATGCTTCATCACGCCATATCTGTGCGCGTTGTTTGTGGTACTCGCAGTTAGGGCAGTCAGCCATTGTTCTTCTCCAACTCAGCAACTCTGCCAGACAAGACACGCACTAACTCAGTTAGCACAGCGACCTCTGCCATTAGTTGCTCTCTTGATGGTTGCTTCATGTCTCGGATGTATTCTTGTTTGATGCGAGACTCCATCTCAATCCTGTTGAACTCTTCGTCTTCTGCGGTCATGCTCTTCTCCTTGTTATCGGAAATGACTTGATATCCTTGATCCCCTTAACCGATTCCCGCGTATGCCTAGCCTTCTTGCCATTGATCTTGCCTTGCTCTATCTGATATGACAAAAATCTAAAATCAGATAAGAATTGCGGGTGGAAAGTCCTGATGTAATCCGGATGAAATGCGTTCATGCTAACTCCTTGTTTTTTCTTGCAGCCGATTGCTCTTTGGTTTCTGAAATCCAAAAACCAGCTTTGTTTAAACTCATACCCTTGAGCAGCATCTCTTCCGGGGTACGACATCTCCTGTTTAAACTGCCGGGTTTTCCAAATCTATGCATGTCAAACACGTAGTTACTGTTGAAGTACTCCGCACATGTTGGACATTGGTTTCTAGACCCGCTCAGTATCTTCATGCGATCTCCAGTATCTTGGCTTTCATAAGGTCAACTTCCATCAACTCAGCAAAAGAACTCCCTGACGGGAATCTCATCTGGGATGCTTTGTTCGCCTTGATTAACTTAATACTCTCATCCACCCCCGCATTGAACCCAGCGTTGTATGGATCACCCTCAGACATACGTGCGCTCAATCCCTCACGTATAACCTGAGACATGGTTATCTTCTTCTTCTTTGCAAACTTCTTCAACCTATCTATGTCCTTCTCCTCAAGATAGGTCATAAACGGCTTTACCTTAAAAGGGGTCATCATCGGTGCTCCAGTTCTTATATTCTTTTACTAGATCATCAAAGGCTATCTGTGCTTGTGTGTTTCCATGCAACTCCGTTCGGGACGTTATGCCCAAGCGTTTACATAGGACTGACGCAACTTCTTCCTCTGAATTGGTCTCAAGGAAATCTTGAAACCTAGGTAGCCGGCACAGCATGCCCGCTTGGGACACTCTGTTGGTGTAGGGCGTAGGTGATTCATCGTCTTGTATGCGGACGAGGGCACAACCGTAACGCGCACCGACAAAATCTCTAAGTAACTCCTCAGGGATTTCATCGGGGTGAAGGGATAGAGTGAGGATATACCCCGTCCTATCCTGTTTCAGTGCTACCTTTCTAGCCTCAAATTGAAGTGGCATTAGATTTCTCAAACGTTTCGTAAAGAGTCTCTTTAAGCGCCTCACGCACCTTGTCCTCTAAGTACTTAATTACGCCATCCATGCGGATGATTACACTTCTTAGTTCTTCGTTTTCTTCACGCAGTTCATTAACCTGCTTTACCAAAATTGGTGCAAAGTCTTGTTTAAACACAAACTCTGGCGTCGCTGCTGGTTTAGATTTCTTAGGCTTCTTCACCCCATCATTGCGTCTAATAAAAGATGAGTAGGTGGGATGCACGCCACAGGCTTTAGCCACCTCTGCGTTCTTAGCGGTGGGATTGTTCTTCACATACTCAAGAATTGCTTCTTTTTTGTTTGGTTTCTTACTCATATCTGCTCCTTAAAATGGAATATCGTCATCGGAAAGTTCAGCCTTTGGTGCTGTCGGTGCGGAGGCTGGCTCCTCAAACTCCTTGCGCTTGACACCTAGTGAGAGGTAGGTCTTACCGCTCTTAGCCACCCTTTTCCAACCGCTTAACTTAACAATGTGCAGTCCATTCTCAACACGGATGTTGGTCATGTCGCTCATGTTGAGTGCAATCTCTCCAAAATAATCAGGAGACTTCTCGTTGTACTTGCTTTGGGTTGCGTTGAGGCTTCCGCCGTCTGGGTAGGGTTTAAACTGATCCATCTTCTTTTCCTTTGTTTACAAAATTAGCCTTAGCCTCTGTGAACCGTGCAAGCACAGTTGTGTAGAGGGTCTTATCAAACGCCTTCAATCCCTCTAACTGGGTATGGTTGGCTTTCCAATATGATTTCAGTGCGCCTTCATCTTCACAGATACCAACGAACTGAATCATTGAGTCAGCAAACAGTTGCATGTTTGCCGTTTTCACCTCAACTTCTACGGTTGCTGTGGGTGTCGTTACCTCTATTACCTTGGTCTCTTTAGGCTCATCATCTGATGGCAAGTCTTGACCACCGTATATGTACAGACCAAGTCCGTGCATGGCTATGGCTTTAACCAAACAACGCATGATGGATGTGTTTACATCAAAGGAGTTCGGTGTAGCCACTGGCTTATTCCTATAGTCCAACACAGGCAACATACAGGTGACAGGCTTATCAAACATGGTGACGGTTACCCATACCATGAACGTCCCGCCTACTGGCATTAGGGGAGTGCCATCAAACATCTCCACCTTGAAGTTAACCTTTGGATCAGCCTTTAGTGCCTCTGCCCACGCCCACGCCCAAGACAAATACGTTAGTCCGTTCTTGGACTCCGTATGATCATTGACGTTTATCTTTAGTAGATCAAGCGGGGACATTGATTTCTCCTTGATATTGATCACACCACTCTGCGACTCTGCAGTAGTTTCCGGTGCACCTGATGGGTTCACCGAGTCTTGTTTCAACATAGCCCTTCTCCTTCTCAGCCAGTTCATTGGCTTCTTCAATTGTTTTAAATAGTCGGATCGCAGACTTGCGTCCTTCGCGCTTTACAGCGTAGATGGTCTCTGATTGCCATCTTTCTACATCGGAGCATGGGGCAAGTTCATCCCCAAAATCTACCGACACCTTCGCATCTCTGTGCATGTTTAAACGCTCCCTTATGTAGGCTTCGGTGGTAACCGAGTCCCACATTGGAATGTCAATCATTGTTATTGAGGCGGGTGGGTAGCCCTCTCTCTTGTCATATCGGCTAAAGTCACGCACCATAGCGCATATCTTTAAGCCAACCACTTTCTTCCTCTTCACTGTCTCCACCAACCATTTGTATATGTTGAGTTGCTGTTGCCACTCCACCTTTGATTTCATAACAGCCCATGCCGATGTGAGTTTGTAGTCATGGATGATGATCCCCTCAGGCGTCTCCTCTTGTATGTCAATCTGCCCGCTGACGGTGACCCCATCCACATCTTTAAATAGACGCTCTTCCATCGCCCACCCCTCAGTCACACCACGCTCCATAACCACATGTAAGGCTGACCCCACTAGGCTCCACAACATATCAGACACATCCATTTTTATCTGATCTTTGTACTGTTCTCGCAACCTATTGATCTTTGGAGGTGACATTATTTCCGTAGTGCTGTAGTCAGATTCCCCCTTGCTGTAGTACTCTTTACTCGCTAGAGTCACCAGTGGCTGAGGAACTCCGTATTTGTTTGTTATGATCATCACTACTCCTTTAAATGAATGTGGATTATATTATGGATGATATCACTATTGTCAATAGCTTGCCATCAATATCTTTATTTATTTTAGGTGAGCCGGCAAGTAAGGCTAATTCCAGACGTGTAGTTAAGTTTGGCAACATGTCCCGCCTGATCAAATCAAAGAAGGCGCTTAACTATTCAGAGGAGTTCCGTGCCCAGTGCCCACGGTTGGGACGGTTAATGGACGGTGACCTTAGGGTAACCATGCGTATCTATTACGCAACAAGGCGTCCCGACTTAGACGAGAGCCTGATCCTTGACCTTATGCAAGGTCTTATATATGAGAACGACCGTCAGGTAAAAGAACGCCATACCTACTGGGGACTTGACCCAGCTAGTCCTAGGGCAGAAATCATTGTTGACCAGTTACCAACAGAGCAAAAAAAACCCCGCACGAAGCGGGGAAAGAAGGAGTAGACAACTGCGCTCCTGAAAGCCCAGCGGTTGTAGTTTAAACCATTTTCCTATTGCTGTGTTGTCGCTGCCTGTAGTTTTTCTGGCAAGCTCACCAGATGAGCTATACCCCGTTTAAACGCTACGGCCTCCCGCTTTTCCCGCTCGCTGCAATCCGGGACGACTGGAAAATCCGGGAAAAGCCTGTTTAAACGCATAAAAATAGCCGCCGCGTAGCAATCGTAGCCCGCCGCGTAGCAATCGTAGCAAAACCGGCAATAAGTACTTATTCATGTCCTTCATGTCCTGCATGTCCTAAACAGGCCGTTTAAACGCCTAAGATGTCTAAGATGACTAAGATGTCTATAGAGTTCACCCCCTCGATGGAGACACTACTGAAAATATATTTTGGTACCGCTTGACACGGATTGAAATAATGTGCTTATAATAAAAACTGTTGCCGTAGGAAGCGACCGTTATTGAAGCCGTTTACTCATGCCCTTGCCCTTGGTTTAATCCGTAGGGTTCCTACCGAGGGCAGTAGTAAACGGCTTTTTTATTGTCCCTACACAACCGTACTCCGCACGTTAGTAAGACTTCATCCTGAGGGCGCGGAAGAAAAGGGTACACGGTACGTCTATGACTAGGGGGCAGTTCCCGAACAATCCGTGCGACTGGTCTTATCATCAAGTCGAGGGGCATACGGTTAAAACCCGTAGCATGATGATGCCGTTAGGCGGTGAAACACCTTCTCCTTCTTGCTCCACGCCGTGGGGTAGGGGGGTCTTTGGGTGAAAAACAATGAAAAGCCCCGCAAAGGGGCGTTTAACGAAGGAGTGACATGGACGTTCATAACAAAGAGAATTTCAAGAGGTTCGTTGAGCATTTAGACGCAAGCCATAACGGTGTATGGAACGTGGCTAGTTGGCTTAACAGTAAGGGTTATTCAGTGACTATCCCGCCCACCACGGTGGCAAAATCCTACGAAGATAGGATGAACCATGTAGACGGTGGCGATTTATTTATCCAACAACGCATTGAGGTTAAGACCCTAGGGATTAACTTTACATGTAGAGAAGATTGGAAATTTGGTGACAAGTTCATAGTCTGCGCAAAGCATTCCTATGACAACGCAACACCAAAGCCATACGGCTACATCATCCAAAGTGCAGACATGAAACACATTGCTGTTGTTCACTCATCGACATTTAAACAATGGAACGTTGAGAAGCGGAATGATTCCCGCTACGTTGAATATGCGCAAGAGTTTTATCTGTGCCCAATCGATCTCGTTAAGTTTTTTAAAGTCTAAAGGGGGAGAACTATCATGCCAAGAGATTACCGTAAAGAATATGACAACTACCAAGGAAAACCGGAGCAACTAAAGAATCGGGCTGAGCGAAACAAGGCACGATCCGACCTAGTGAAGAAAGGTGTAAACGTTGCCGGCAAAGATGTAGCGCACGTCAAGGCGCTGTCCAAAGGAGGAAGCAACAAGACCGGCGTGCGTGTTGAGCCGGCCTCCAAGAACCGATCATTTAAACGCAAGTCTGACGGGAGCATGAAATGACCCGACAAGACATAGCAGATATGTACGGTGATGAACTGCTCTTCATCGACCCTGAGAAGTTTGACAAATGCATCATAGGTGTTGCCACTCGTTGTGGCATACCGTCCTCCGTTGTGTATGACAAGGATGAACTCATCAAGGTTTACATGGACGAAGGCATGACAATGGAAGACGCACTTGAATTCATTTCATACAACGTTGAAGGTGCGTATGTTGGAGAAACGACCCCGCTAATCATGGAGCGGATATGAACTTAGATCATGTAGATTTCAACGAACACGCACGCATAGCCTGTCCCGAATGCTCGGACGATAGGAAGAAGTCAACATCAAAAGACATGACCCTGACCCGTAAGCCTAACGGGGCAATCATGTATCACTGCCACCATTGCCTCACTAGCGGGCTTGTCAGTCCAACAACACAACCTAGGGAGAATAAATTGTCCGCTGTACCCAACGTAGCAATCACAAATAATAAATTGCAGGAACATCACTATGCGTGGTTGTTTAAACGAGGGATATCCCAGCAGACCGCAGACAAAATGAAGTTGTTCGCTGCCGATAAGTTTTTCAGCAAACTGGGCAAGACATCTGAAGCGATTGGTTTTCCGTACTACAGGAATGGCGCACTCGTAGCCGTGAAGTACCGCTCGTTCCCTGAGAAAGACTTTACACAGGACTCAGGCGGGGCACATGATTTCTTTGGCATAGACCTCGTTGAGAAGGGTAAGCCCATCATCATTGTTGAGGGTGAGATAGACGCACTAACAGTTATGGAATGTGGAATAGAGAATGTGGTGTCCGTGCCTAGCGGTGCTCCCATCAAAGTTGCTGACGGTAAGGTTCTACCAAGCGAAGACAAGAAGTTTGCTTATGTATGGAACGCAAGAGAGGTCATTGAGTCAGCACCATACATCGTATTAGCCACCGACCAAGACTCAGCGGGTCAGGCACTAGCCGAAGAGTTAGCCCGAAGGATTGGTAAAGACAAGTGCCGTATTGCGAAGTTCAGCAAGAAGGATTTAAATGAGGTTTTACTTGATGACCCCACTCGGCATAGTGTCAGGGATATCATAGACAAGGCAACCCCGTACCCCATAGCGGGACTCTCGGATGCTGGCATTTACTTTGACCGTTTAAACGACCTCTTCAACAAGGGTACGGGAAAGGGATTCTCAACAGGTTATACCTCCGTAGATAGCGTTTACACGGTAGCACCAAGCCAACTCACAGTCGTCACGGGGTATCCGTCGTCAGGCAAATCAAACTTCATCGATCAGATCATGGTCAACCTAGCCAAAGCATCGGATTGGAAGTTCGCTGTGTGCTCGTTTGAGAATCAACCGGAGATTCATATCTCTAGGCTCATGGAGATTTACACCAAGAAAAGATTCTTTGACGGCAAAGATCGTATGTCAGAGTGGGAGAAACAGGATGCGTTTAAATGGGTACAGGAGCACTTCTTATTCATCGACACCAACGGTGAAGAACCTTCAACACTGGACTCAATCCTAGACCGTGCACGTATTGCAGTTAAACGTATGGGGGTGCGTGGGTTGGTCATCGATCCCTACAACTACATAGAGTTAGACAAGAGCAACTCCACAGAGACCGAAGCCATTAGTCAAATGCTGACCAAGGTGCAGAAGTTTGTAAAAACCAACGACGTGCATTGTTGGTTCATTGCTCACCCATCTAAGATTAATCGATCAGGGGTTGAACAGCCCCGACCCGATGGCATGTCAATCAGTGGATCGATGGCATGGTGGGCAAAGACCGACTGCGGTATCACCGTGCACCGTCAGGATCAGTGCGTTGAAATCGCTGTGTGGAAATGCCGGCACCGGTGGATTGGTACGCAAGGGGAAACGACCCTTCTCTACAACAAGACATCGGGTACGTACTCAGAGAACCTAGACCAGTTCTAAAAAAAGGGGGCATCAAGCCCCCGTAAATTTATTTACCCAAACATAAAATTTCTTATGTACCTGCTGTGCGTTTAAACAGGGGTGGGAGGGGGTGGGAAGGGGGGTGGGGGGTTGGGTGATTCGTAGTATGCCCCCCTTCATACCTCTCAAAAGTCCCCTTGTCAATGAGTAAACCCAAGGGGGTTAGAGGTCAGTCACATCACCCACGCTAGACCTCCAACTCATACCTGCTGTGCGTTTAAACGGTACTGCGGGCCGCTGCTCGATGCTGCTGGTGCGGCCTACTATGTTTAAACACTCAATCTGGCACGGTACACGGCTCGGTGCAATGAATCAAAGCGACCACAAAGTCGGGGCAACCGACCCTTGGTCATCTTGTAAACATCCCATGTGCCGTTGTAGGAAATGTACTTCTCACCCACGCTGATAAACCGCTCGTCATTCTGTAGATTGACAAGGTTGTCGTATTTGTATGCGGTCTTTAAAAACATGGGGTCTCTGTTGGTGATGGTCTTAATCGGATGCATCTTCTAGTTCTTCAATATCGTTTTTAACATCGCAATCAAACGAACCATATTCAAAGTCAGTAGAACTTGCCATGACGATTGCCCTTTCGTACGCATGTTCTTTTGACTCAGCAACCACGGTGTAATGGTGATGGGCGGTGTAGGTTAAGTGAACGTCATATGCTTTCATTTTCTTCATCCTTAGTTAGGTTTACCCCGATCCTTTTTTGTTCATCCTCAGGCATGTACTGCAAGATTAATTGAACTAGGTACGGTACTTCTGATTCAAACAAGTAGTTAACCAGTGCGTCTCGCTCACGGTCAGTAAGGTTGGTCATGCGCCCTCCCATTCTGCAAGTACACCCTGCAATGCGTTTAAACGGTCAGTGAAGTTCTCATCGTCGATCATGTCGGGTGCGTTTTCATGCGCCAACTTAATCGCATCACGCAAGGCAAAGATCAACGCACCGTTAACACTTTCAAAATGCATGCGTGTGTTCTCAATCATGTCTGCTACTTGGTCTAGGGTATGGTTCTCTACCACTTCCCAAACGTCTATGTCAGGGTGCGTCCATTCCGACTCATCACCCCTCAACATCAAAATAATTTCATCATAGGTTTTGTCATCAGGAAATTCTGACAACCACTCCATCAAAGCAAATCTTTCAGACTGTTTCATTTTTACTCTCCTTTTGTGCAATTGCCCATAAGTCATCGGCAAAGTTAATTAAATTTGTACTTAGCAATAGGTCGTTTTTTTCTGCAAGTGACTCCAACATGGCAATCACCTCGCTGTATGGCTTGTCGTTCAAATCACTAATCATTTTGTTACTCCTTCTTGAACATAAACATCATCGACCCAACATGCCGTTGCACCGTAGTTACCACGCATTTCCTCACAATCTTTTGTGATGACGTTGGTGATAATGTCGGACATCGCACTGTCGGGATCATCGATCCCTTCAAACTCAAACACAACTACAACTCTTAACATATCTACTCCTTTAATTAACTATGAAATCACGTTGAAATTTTTCAATCAATTGGTTGGCTTGAATTACCAACTCGTCTTTTTCTTTTTGTGTCCTAAGCACTTCACCCCAGACTACCCACGCTAACTCTTGCATTGTGTTAACAATGAGTCGTTGCATTTCAGTACCACTGACAGAATCTAAATTGTTCATATCTACTCCTTTGTTTAAACGTTAATGCATCTCATCGGATTCAGGGTGAAAAAACTTTTCGTAATTCCACGCATATCCAACATGGTCTAAAAATTCCTGACGGTCAAGACGGTTCACAGCATGCAAAACCGCCAACTTAATCAGGACAGCACCGACTTGGTCACTACCCAACTCCGCATCGGCAATATGCGTTGCTAATTGTTCAAACAACCGCAACATCTTTTTTTCCTCATCATCCATACAACCGCCACACGTACAAATCCAACATGATCACCAATACAGCGACCGCATAGACAATACAAATTAATTTAGTCATGGCTCATCCTTTGCATTAGAAATTTCATACTCTTACGTGCGTGATCGTCATAACCACGCTTGGCGATATCTTCAAGCACTAGCAACATATCAGGCGCAAAGGATATTAATTTTGCGTGGGCACGTTGCGTGGCGATGGGTGTTGATCGACTACTGCAGTCAGCAACTATCATGCTTCCACCAGTAGGGTCTTGCGTCCATACCGTATTTCCCTTTGACCCGACAGTCGATGGGACAAACCAGTGCCCCCCTGCTATGTGTTTAAACATGGGTACGCTCCAGCACACGTATTCCAAAACATGCGCACAAGTATTGATTGGCGCAGTCTTCCTCATCGATAAACTTATATTCCTCTACCAAGTCCCAATCGTCTTCTTCAGCGTTGTATTCGTAAACTTCCCATGCACCGTTAAGGTCATAGGGACGTGCTCTATATTCTTTTAATTTATACATGTGCACCCCCTGTGAAGTCATTCTCGTGGAGCACTGGTTGTTGCATTGCTGTATGAAGGCGCATGAGTAACTCTTGCACCTCGCCAATGTCATCACCGCCCATGTATGGATCGCTGTAGCCCTCAGGCTTACCATCCTCGCTGTAGTACACCTCTTTAAAGGTGAAGTAATCGTCCCCACCGTTTTCCGATGGGCAATTGATTAGCCTGTGATTCCAATTCATATGATTCCCCTTATGCTACTAATTTGATTTTGTTGAATGCCATCGCACCGATGCTGTGAACATTACGCACGGTAACGTTGTGCTTGTATACGTTGGATACATCCAACTGGATACCTAGACCTATCGTTGTGATACCTAGACGTTCGCCTGATTCCACTTGCAGTCTTGTATCTACACCGTTGCCCTGACCATCAGTCAATACAAAGCAAACCTTGCGTTGTGCGTTGTGACCGTGCAGTAACTCGTGTGCATAGCGCACTGCAAAGTAATCGTTGGTACATCCGCCTGACCCGATGTTGCTCAATGCTTTGATGGTCTTCTTAGCGTTGTCTTTAAAACCCTTAGCCACGCCCACGCTGTCACCAAATGTGAGCAGTGCTGTATCTACACCGGCTCTGTTCAATGCGTCTAACAGGGATGCTGTCGCATTGATGGCGCACTGGATGGGGCTGTTAGGTATATCGCTGTGGAACATAGAAGATGAAACGTCCAACACGATCACCACTGCTGAATCGATACCTTCAATTTCTAACCTACGTTTAAACAGGCGATCGTTACCCTGTGCGATTGTGTGCAGTGCACGTGTGTTGATCGATCCGGCTTTGCGGTTGCGTTGGAAGTCATCAGTGCCGGTGTTCTCAAACATTTTGCGCACTTCGTAACGTAACTTGGCACCCACGTTTATGTCGGTTCTAAAACCATTACGTGATTCCATGTGCCCACGCTTGGTAATGCCTGATGACGTGCTGTATGTACCCTCAGCACCAGTACCCTCAGGGGCTTCATTCTTAGGCTCGACTTCACGTGCCTTGCATGGTGTACCGTCTTTTTTCACTGGTGAACATGCCTTGCCTGTGGGCTTAGGAGCGGGGTTAGTACCCTCACCCTCACCCTTGCCCTGATCGTCGCTTGTAGACCCCTTCTCGTCGGTCTCAGCACCATTGCCTTGACCCTCACCCTTGCGTGGGAAACCATCAGCACCTTTGCCATCAGGGTTGCCATCCGATGGTTTGTCGCTGTCACGCTGTGGGTTTTGCTTGTCAAGGTTTTGCAGTTGGTCATACACCCACACTGCGATTGCCAATGTGTCAAATGAATTTTGGACAGTGGTAAGACGTGCACATGCACCGTCAAACACTGGTTGCAATCCCTCAGCCAAGGGTAACTTCACGGTTGCGTGTTTACGTGCATAGACAGCCAAAAGGAAAGGGTAACGTGCGGGGTGATGCCACTTGTTGTCCCATCCGGCTAGTGCATCAGTGCTCATGTTGTCGATCACGCTAGACAAGAGACCTTGCGCATTACCGACTAAACCCTGTGCAATGCATGTGTTCTCGATCCATGCGTCTTCAATGGCATTGTGCAGTTGATCGATGTACTGGTTGTCACCACGTGCGTCAAAGTCGGTGTACTTTCGGTGCAGTAACTCGTGCAAGATAAAGCCAACGTATTTGTCAAAGGTTTTGCGATCAATGATGGCATCGTCAGCCACGTTAGCCAACTCAATGTCACCTCGTGCGTTGATACGTGCTGTGCTGATATCGCCCCATGACACCGTCACTTGTGGCAAAGCCAACTCAGAACATAACTTGTGGCATGCACCGACAATTGCGATGCGGAATTCATAACCGTTTAAACGTGCTTTCATTTTCTTACTCCGATTAGATGTTGTTGTTGATCAAGGTTTCGTCAATGGTTGCCACACGGATCGCTTCCAATGCTGTGGCTGACTCACTAGGCTGACGGTTTGCTATGGTTGTGTCCCATGCGTCTTTTACATTCAAGACTTTTAGCGATTTGATAAAGGCGATCACACTGCGGATCGATGGTGCGTCCACGATATCGGACGTTTGCACCTTGGCACGTGCCACACGTATCGACTTCATCACGTGGGTTGCCAACTCTTTTGTGCACCCAGTGTGGCGCATAACAGCGTCCACTTCATCTTTCAAGGGTAGGTACTCCATGCGCACCACTTGTGCAAAGCGATCCATCAGTGCTGAATTCATATCCTTTGTGCCGGCATAGCGTCCGGTCTCATCACCATTACCAAGGGTGTTATCGGCACCGAATACCAGTACACCGTTGGCACGTCTGCGGACAGCACCACCGTAGGAAACATTACTATCAGGCTCTAGGAATCCATTCAAGATCGCCAAAATCGCAGGGTCTAGGTTGCTTGGCTCATCTAACAAAACGCATGTAGAGGGGTGAGTAAAACCCATGAGGAAATCTTTTTGTTCAAAGTATGTGCCCTTGACAGGGTCATAGCCGGTTGATCCGATGAAGTCTTCCAGTTGGGTTTGCTTGGTGAAGTTGATACGTTTAAACGCACGTCCGGTGCGGGCACAGAACTGCTCCACTGATGTTGATTTGCCGGTTGCTTTTTCACCGCCAAGCCACACGTTGTCACCGTTGATATCGGCTAACAGGAAGTGACGCAATACCTTTTCAGTCCACACGTGGAAAGGGTTAACAGCGGGTGCAGTTGGGTCATTCCAAATGGAGACCATAAGGGGGTTGCCCTTAGGATCACGCACGTCTACACCGAAAACGTCCAATGCTGACTTGGTATCGATGGGGTAGACCGATGCAAGGTCAGCCACTACAGCCTGTGCCCCGACAGCGTCAACAGCCTGTTTAAACGGTGCAAACGCATCAGCCACAACGGTGTTCACCGCACGTGCGATAGCGTCATCGTCAAGGTTGACAGCCCCGATGCTGTGCTCTGCCTTGTCCAAGCGGGATGTAATCTTACTCAGTACCTTGCTGTTTTGGATCAGTGAATCAGACAATGCACTGATGCGTCCTAGTGCGTCCTGATGCGCATCGTTGACCTTTTGCAGTGCGTCCAAGGCTGTGCTTTCGGCACGTGATGCGACAGCGGACGTGGCTTGTACCGTGGCGGACAGTGCGTTGTCCACAGTGGTAGTGGTAGCGGGTTTGTGGGGGTTGGCCTGTCTGATTAATGCTATGCCCTGATCGTTATTGCCATTGCCATAGTGAGCGAGTACCCAGTCAGTCAGGGTGTCAATGTCCTGTATCGGACTAGCCCCATGCGGTAGACCAAGGGTTGACAGTGCCCCTGTGCGAATGGGCATGGGGATGCGAGAAATTTCGGTGCGGATTTCGTTGCGGTTCATTTGTATTACTCCAATTAAACTAAGGTGAGCACGTCTTGATCGACAGGGCATGAGGGGAGACCGTAGGATGCCCATTTGGAAGACAGGCGCACGGTATAGCCACAGGATGGGCACTCTGCTTTCAGCATGCGTGTGCCTTGTTTTTTCTTACCGTTGGCAAATGCCAACTCAGCATGTGGGTACGCACCCAGTGAGTCGATGATCGCACCGTAGGCTTGGTCAAAACCGTTAGCCCCTTGCGTATAGCCCCATGCGTTTTTACGTGTGGGGTTGACAGGCTCTAACAGCATGGCTGATGCGATCTTTTGGAAGTTGACACCGTGGTTGAATCCGCCCTTGGCGGTATGGCATAACTCATGCACCAGTACTTCAAACACTTGTTTTGGCTTGGCGATGACAGGGCTAATTAATATTTCATAGTGCTTGTCGGCACTAGCAGTGTCGATCCAGCATTCGCCAATAGCGTTGTTACGCTTGGCATGTAGGGGAAAGCCACAAGTAAGGCGCACCTTGTCGGGAAGTATTGACCCTGCGATTTCAAATGCGGGGCGCAGTTCATTGAATGCAACGGTGAGCCACTCTTCACGTGTGGCGTGGACGGTAGGTAAGGTCATGTGATGATCTCCAAATAAGTAGCAAAATTACTACTGCAATGCCCACAGCATGGGCATCACGGTGTTAACTTATGGTGCGATGCAATCCTCTTCATTCAATTCACCGACTTCACAAATTACATCAGCCCATTTATCCAGTGGCTTGTCTGTCAGGGCATCGATCAACTGATAACCCTCAGCGACACCGCCACGCTCAAACAACCAGTGAACGTATTGATAGACGCTCATTGCTCTAGTGCAAGCATTCCAGTTGTAGGCACTGGGGTTTTTTACGAAAGACTTCTGTACTGTCTGCAATTCAAACTTAGCCCATTTGGTAACTGCAAGTGGTGTTATTAGTTGTTCCATTCTCATACTCCAATTACGTGGCGAAATTACCACTCCAATGCCCCCGCAAGGGGCATCAGGGTATTAACTTACGGTGACGTTTTTCTCTAGGATGGTGTACTCAAGAGACTGATAGGGATCGTCCCTATCGTCACCATTGATGCAGTTGAGGAACGCTAGTTCCGCTTCACCTTTGTAGAGATGTACGCTGACTACCTTTTCAATGATGCCTTTGTTGAACGCCACTACTGCATACTTTGTAATCTTCATTTTGCTAATCCTTTTTCTGTCTGGCGATGTTGCCAATGCATATTGGATCACATTAATATTGTTATGTCAAACACTGGGATATTTACCTGAGTAAACCGTAGGGTTATTAGATTGGGTGATCAGTTAGTGGGCACTCATGTACTTATATATAGGTGCTGACAGACAACCTGTGGATATATACAGGCTGTGATTAACATCAGTAATACATTTGAGGGACAGACCGATTTAAAGGGGCTAGAAGAGGGGTCAAGTGGTTTAGGCGGGGTAGGTATGGGTTGGGAAAATTAGGGGGCTTCCTGACAATGTGTAAGCATTTCGTTTAACAAAGTTATCCACACTGATGTGGGTAAGTCTGTGGACAGTTCAAGTTATTCACATGCCTGTGGACAAGTGATATAGTGCTGGACATACGAACAGTGCTGTACGTTTAAACAGCATGTGTTTATTTACATAAGACATTTGGGTGAAAGGGTAAGTACTATGGAGAAAATGACCAAGGGTGACTACATGCGAGCACTGGAACAGGCGAATGAACCTGATCAAATTGATAACAGTGAAAACCCTGTTCTGAGCGAAGCAGAACGGTTGGCGCATATGGCAGACGCACCTAAACGTAGAGTGGATGGAGAAGTGATAACCAGTGAA